ACACCTCCAAACAAGGAAAAACCTTTCCAAACAAGGAAAAACCTTTCCAAACAAGAAAAAACACCTCCAAACAAGGAAAAACCTTTCCAAACAAGAAAAAACACCAACAAACAAGGGGAACACCTTTCAAGCAAGGGGTATCTTCCAATCAAATGTAAAAGTTTACAAGTGGTAGGAGTTTCCCGTCAAGGCAAGGCAGTTGTGAGTGATGGGAGGTATGGTGTTATTGGTGGTGGATATTGTTTATTAGTATGGGGTGATGCGGAGGAAACCAAGGGGAAACGGGGGCGGCGACGGCGTGGGGTTGGCCCCGCTGGTCGTCCGTCTCTGTCCTCCTTTGGCGGTAGTATAATATTAAAATCTGATATTGATATGACAAGAGAAGAAGCGAGAAACGTATTTGGCGGTAGTATAGTAAATGAGTTGCTGTCGCTGGGGGCTGAGCCTACCAACGTGGTAAGGCAAGACGGGTTGATAGAATGGAAAAGTGATGGATATATAGAGGTAGGAGGCGTACAGGTATGGGCCTACTATTACTTTGAGGATGGCGAGGACGTTGATAGATGTGATTGGGCGGATCATATGGAGATAGAGGTAGAGGAATGTTGGATTTAAAATCGGTTGATATGAGATTCATGTATTTAACGGAGCTTAGAGAAAAGGATATATACGTAGGCGACAAGAAGTGCAAAAGAGTAAAAATATATGTAGGCAGACCGTTGAGGGATACGCCTAAAACCTATAAACAAATAGGCGGATTTGTAGCAAAAGAACTATCCAACGCTTATAACAGCGGTTGTGTTTCCATCTATGAAGCAAAGGATAAAACGCTCAGATATTCGGTTTATCGAGACGGTTGTTTTTATCCTTATTATGGGAAATTAGAGGTGGTAGAATAATACCAATGGGAACGGACGGCGGTGTCACGGCGTGGTAGGTCACGGGTGTCGGCTGCCGTTCTTTCCTTTGGCGTGGTAATATAAAATACTAAGGTGATTATATACCATTTTACACCAAAAAAAATGAGAAATGATATGCATTTGTACGAAAATCCGTACTGGGTATCACCAATACCCTCTACCGGTTGCTCAAAAGTGAGATCGCCGGATTCTTTTACTAAACAAAACGTTTTTGATTTTACTTACCCAACGAATATTTTTTTAGGGTAAAACCTTATATCAAAGACCTCTTTTGCTCAACCGTCTTGTCCGAAACAAGGGACTATATGATTCGATTGAGTGAGACAAAATTAGAAAAGAAGAATGTGAAATTAAATAACATGTGTATGTTTTACAACATATATGGTGTAAAATAGTATATAATAACCAATACTAATAACATGGACGAGATTATAAAATTACAAGATGAGATACTGTCTTATCTTCGTAATAATATTACAAAGGACGAGGCGTATTATATCCTTACGACTGATAAGGAAATGATAGAGATTCTTATATCAGATAAGAAGGACGGAAGCAAACGTATCAAGATTCTTGATATGGAATATACTATCGAGAAGGATGATATGTTATTGTTGTTCGATACAGATGGGATAATAGACGAATGTCTTTTGGTTGCCAGCTGCATAGGGGTAAATATGTATTTTCGCAGGCAAGATGTCAACGCTATTTTGAATAACATCAATAGAGAGAAAGTTATGGGATATCCTTACATAGCTATTCAGTTAGATAATATACAAACTATAGAAAAGCGTAGGGTTATTTTCGATATAACCGGACATAGGATGGATGATAACAAAGAGAGAATAGATTTTATGTTTGTTTATTTTATGGCAAGATTATGCGTATAAGAAGAACTGTAAAGGAAAGGGATATTGTAAAGGTATGGGTATTCGGGTACGATCGAAAGCTTATAAAATCGGCGGCGGATTCCGGGTTCAGAAACATGTCGGAGGTATTATCTTACGCTAATTGTATGGCAGGAGATAAACCTGTAGATCATATTAGGGTCTCGAATGAGAATCGTGGCTGGTGTGGATCGTATACTATATATGGTAGGGAGATAGATTAGTTTGATAGTGAACAACAAAGGAGGTGTGTATGAATAATGTTATAACAAACGCCAATGGCGTGAAGGTAAAAGTAAGGGTGTATGATATTGGTGATGGGGAGGTAGATAGATACACGATAATATGTGTAAGTGATAAGGGTAAAGATAGTAGTGGGTTGGTATATTATCCTGTGTTTGCATGCAGCGAAAATCCATTTCATCCACAAGGAATAGGAATATATGTTGGTGATTATTATCCATATAGGAGACATTCATACGATTTCGGTAAAAGAGTTAAGGATCTAGCATCCTTACCAGAAGAGGTGATTAAGTACATAAAAATAATAACGACAACATGAATGAAATAGTTTACAACAATTACGATTTGGTTGCTTTCGAGCAGAATGGAGAAGTGGTAGTAGCCGTAACATTCTACAGGTATTACAAGAAGAAAGCTAAGGGCGAGGTTAATTATAGATGGAGAACCAGATGCCCGGAGTTGGTGGATAAGATTGTAAGACACCGTACCAAGGTATTTACCGGTCAACTTATCCAGTTAGCGAAAGCGTATGGGGAGAAAAAGGTTATAAAATATCAAAAGGAGGAGGAAGGAGTATGTCAAAATACGATAGAGACGCTATAGAGAGATATATACTGGATCATATAGATACAGATAATTATGGTAAGCAGTTTAGATATGATAGGGAGTATCTGGTTTTTATGCTTAACGTATTTAAGGATGAGTATAAAGAGCATATCAAAAGGGATGGGATTGAGAAAGCTTTCGAGGATTATATAATGGCTCTGCCATCTATATTTAGTGTAGATGTAGCAAATTATAAGATCAAAGACTTGTTACGTTCATGGGAAGTGGAGTTCGATGATGATGATGATGAGATATACATCTTGTACAAAAAGATAATAAGGGAGGTCTTCTTTAAGATGTGTAATGATATGAACATTAGATTTTAGTTTGTTAATATTGTGACCATGACCTTGGCGGGGTGGAAGGATATATCATAATCGTACGTGTGCGAATATGATCCGGGGTCAGTTCCCGGCACCTTGGCATAACTTAAATGTAAGTAGTATGGAAGATAATATTTTAAAAAGAGCGTCAGCGGAATTAAAAGAAGCCGGTTGCAGGGTTTTCGTATGGCAGGATGATACTTATAATAGAGGTTGGAGTAAGGGTGATTATATAATGTTGTATTACGCCTTCCCTGATTCACCCAACATCGGGTATCTGAGTCATGGGGAATATGGAATGAGCGTAGCATATAGTAGAGCCTATATACCGAGCCGTGGAAGTGGATCGGGATGTGGTATCAAGGAGGAAGCTACGTTCGACCTTGCGACGGCACTGGATGTGCTAAACGAGCCATTACCTAAGTGGTGCAAGTCTTATGGGGTTTATCCAGAACAATATAAGGATATTGATAGATGGTACAATAGCGATAATTATAACAAAAAAATATTTAAGGAGATTTGATATGGAGGTAAAAGATTGGGAAAATCTGGTTTTGAATATAGAAGTAGGATCATATTGTTTTGTTACGCTGATTGATGATAAGGACATCAGTAGAGGTTATGCGCAAATCAGACGTGCGGAGCATTTCGGGTATAACATCTGTTTTACAAGGTTATACGGGAATAAGTTTTATTTCGAGAAGATAGAGGAAGGGCGTACACAACAATATATCAACAGGAGGAAATAGTATGGTAATAGAGTTTGATTTTGAGATATACAAAAACGGAGATTACGATAAGGTATATCTCCGCAACGGGAAAGAGGCGAGAGTATTATGTGATAATGGGAAGGGTAATCGTCCTATGGTCGTAATGGTTGAGGATGATAACGCGAATGATTATATTATTCTACGTTATAACGAAACTGGCAGGAGAAATATCAATAGTCAATCGAGTCTCGATCTTATGTTATCGGTAAAAGAACGGGAGCCAGAGTTGTGGGTTGTTGTTATATCTTACATGGATAATAAGGATAAGAGGCAAAAGATGGTCTTACCTAATTTTTTCTCAAAGAATATAAGAGGGAATATATATCTTCAAGGAGGCTCTAAATCGAATGTATCATATTATGTTGGTAGGTTAGAAGAAGATGGGTGCTTCGATGAGCTGTGCGAGAAGATAAGGGTGAAAAGAGATCGTATTTATAACATGGAAATAATATCACTATCAGATGACGAGGCGACAGTTTAATCAGTTGATAAATGAGCTAGACGGCAAAAGCCCGTTTATCGTATTACATAGGGATGCCGTTGCGCCTAAATACGTGGGCGTGGAGGTGTCGAAGGATGGGGCAGTATACAGATATGCAATAATAGGGATAAACGATGAGTATAAGGCTAAAAAAGCCCTTATTTCGAAAATATTAGGCATAGCTAGTTACCTAAATGGCAATAAGCCCTTAAAAAAGGGTTAATTAGATGTATTTATGACCTGCGGCATCATATACGATATAATACCGTGAATAGCGTTGTATGGAGGGTATGTGTGATAATATGATAGATAACGTATTTGCGTCTTGACATCATAATATTATGCCATTATATCCTCTTTTTGTATAAAAAGAATAACAAGTAATATAAATATCTTGAATATGGATGAGATTAATATAGGAGATGAAATTGTGTTTAATATAACCGGCAACCATAATATAGGATACACTAAAGGAGAAAAGTATATCGGGACAGTGTTAAGTAGGGATCACCGATCACGCCTTTATGTACGGACGATAGGAATGCCTAGGGCTTGTATTGATGAACGGGACGTGGATAAGATTATTGATACGGGTGATGATTTTGATATGGATGAGGCGATCCCGAATCCTGTGGCAAGGGAGTTGTATAAGTTGATGAGCAGGTATATTTATACGTTCGGAAAGTCTCATGAAAATATAAACGGATATATCGTGTATGAGTGTATAATGATGGGTAGGGATTTAAGACACAATGTTATGTGCCTGTTACATGGTCGTGGATTTGAGATACGGCATATTGATAGTTATTCTTGGTGGATGACTAATGAGAGGCTGATGTCCGAGGTAACATACACGGAGGGTGATATTCATATAATTGTTCATGAGTGCATGGAAGATTATGTGGATAATGTGAAATTCGGGGAGGAGTTTTATAAAAACAAGGGAACGTGATAAGATACTTACTTGTGATGGCGATGATAATATTAACACCGCCAAAAGGGAACGGAGGCATGCCCCTCGCCCCGAAGCCGGCAGTGGTCGAGGCACGGGTATGGGATAAGCTGGCGGCCGCCATATCTTTCGTGGAGTCAAGGAACGACGATCGGGCGTACAACGCTACTTCAGGGGCTTTAGGGAGGTGGCAGATGAAAAAGGTGTATGTAGATGAGGTTAACAGGATATTGCGCCTCAAACGGCAGAAAAAGCGGTATAGATACGATGATCGAACGAATCCTGTCAAGGCTAGGGAAATGTTTGAGATATATCAATCTCATCATAATCCAAATAGAGATATAGATCGGGCGATAAAACTACATAGGGGATTACATTCTCCCAAATATGTTAAGGAGGTTAAAATAAAATTGAGGAAATGATATGAATAAAGAGGTGCTGATAAGTATGGTCAATAGCGGTAAGATAAGATTCATTCCGTTAAGAAAATGTTTTTTGTGTAATGAGTATATAGGATACAAATTCGTCAGGATGTATAATGGAAATACAATACCAGTGTTTTCTAGTGGATGTAGGTGTTGTGGCATGAATAATGGGACGTTATCAGAAAGGACTTGGGATGAGGTGTTTGATGTTGTCAAAACGGCACAAAACAAGCCTATAGATGAGAGAACGGAGGAAGATGAATTTATATTAAATAGTTTAATATAAGGAGGTATTGTATATGAAATGGGTGATAATAAAAGGCGTTAGATACCCTATCTCCGTGGTGTCAGCCTTCGCTGCGTATTACGGGGATAATCCCTTTTTGAAGATAAGGATAAGAAACAAATATCACATAATTTATTTTGATAATATGGATTATCTGAATATTCAGATAAGGTATTTGATTAACAACTATCCTGACTTCGTGCAGATAGGGAATTGGTATATATCCAAGAAGCAGGTGATGTCGTGGGCACCCAAGGCGCAGCCCTTGCTCGTTGGCTTGGTTGAGTAATAAAATAACATATAAATACGTAAGAAAATATGAGTATTAAAGAAGGAGATATGGTATCTATAAGACAGGATTTTATAGATGAATATCATAAACATGAATATAATAGCAAGGATATATGGGAGGTCAAGGAGGTATACAACATAGGGGGTGGATATTATGTAGCTATAATAAATAATCTAACCGGTTATGGGGATGCTCATATATGCACATATAATCTAAATTTAATGACTTTGCATGATCTTAAAATGAGAGAGAATGAGATAAATAGAGATAAAGCAGCCAAGATGTTCGCATGTGAAAGATATCTGTATGATAATGATATCCTTTCCACAAAAGAGCATAATGATATATTAAATAGATTAACGGATTTCGTTAAGGACTATGATGTGGATATACAACTTGAAGAAATACTTAAAGTGAAAATAACAATATAAATACAAAATTATGGAAAAGGGAATGATAATAAAACCATTTAACTTAGAGTTGGCAAAGAAAATCAGCAATGGTGAACGCAAGGGCGAGATTATAACGTTCGGGCATAATTATAAGGTAGAGTTAGTGTATACTGATAATGGGCTAGGAGCAAAAGGATGTATGCTTTGTATTAATATTCCGGAATATACCACATTCAAGGACGGAGATGTATTGAGCAATGAAGAAGGTGATTACTTATTCATATTAAATACAAACGGGGAATACCTTACGTCTTATCATGCCTCTTGGCAAGAAGGGGGTTATTTATGTTTCGACAATGGAGCTGCCAATGAAAATAATATTGAGAGATATAGATATGCCACTGAGGACGAAAAGCGAAATTTTATTAACGATCTTAAGGCAAGTAAAGAACCTAAAGCCAAAATATATTTGAAACAATTCTTTGGTATTGAAATAGAACCGAAATATAAATTCAAGCCATTTGATAAAGTTTTAGTAAGAGATACAGAAGACGATGATTGGCACGTAAGTTTGTTTGTTAGGGGAATTGCTGATGCTCAATATAAAGAAGAGAGATATGAATGCTTAAATGGGACGGGATGGATCTATTGTATTCCTTATGAAGGTAACGAACATCTTTTGTAAAAAAACGTATTACCGGAATATGAAAAGGCAACCAAGTATAGAAATGATTATAGGGTATGGTTGGACTATGCTGGAGATTACAGAAACGAAAATATAGAATAACATGAAATATCAAAATTTTATGTGCCCTTATGAGCTTGCGCTAAAGTTGCATGAGTTGGGCGTAAATTCGGAGTCGGAATTTTATTTTGTGAAAGAGATGAAAGGAGGGGAAACCCAGATAGATTCAGTTGTGCAAAATACAATGAGGTATTCATATAGAAAAGAAGGCGACCTCATACCGGCTTATATGAGTCATGAACTTGGAGAGATACTACCAAGTATGATAAATGTCAGTAAATCAAAAATATGGGATGACTGGTTGCAATTGACACAATATTTCCCGAATAAGGATAGCGAATACTACGAAGCTGCCTATGTTCGTTACAATGCCTACGATTCGCCAACAGAAGTATATAGCGGATTTGGGGAAACAGAGGTGGAGTCAAGGGCGATGCTTCTCTTTGATTTGTTGGAAAAGAAGATATTGACACCTGATGGTTTGAATTTAAAGGAAGTGGATAGGAGAAAGGAATATGAGAACGAATTTGAATAGTACAAGTATGAGAAACACATGTCCAGAATTCCCGCTTTTCGGTGCGAATTATCCAGACGCGACTTGCATAGATGGCATATTGTATGATCTGGATAATGTAGGTGATGATGGTGTTCTAATCAAGCCATTGGAAGAGATTCCATGCCCATTCTGCCGAACAGAGGAGTTTATCAGATACGATCCATTCAATAAAGAGTATAGCATGGATAGTGAAGAGGATATAAGAGATTGGTATATGAGCTATATTAATGAAATGAGAAATAAGTATGGGGGAAAATAAGAAGAAACAAACACCACGCCGGGGCGAAGAAGTATGGTCCGAACAGGTGGCAGGATCTCGACAATGGCTTTGAGCGGTACAGAGCCGCGATGATGAGGCACCTCATGGAATACATGAAAGGGGAGCGTATTGATGCTGATACAGGCACGCTTCGTTTAGCGCAGATGGCGTGGAATGCGATAACTATGCTATAGTATGACAAACACGGCAAGGGTTTAATCTAAAGGTAATTATATACAATAAAAATTATGAGCTTAATAGATAAACTAGAAGACTTGGTGATCAAGGCAGACACCGAATACCAAGAGAAGATGGAGGCAGTGATCCGGGAGATAGTCCCGGGGATGCCGGAAGGGAATGTACGTCATGCCGCCGAGCTGATGTGCACGGACAGGATGGGGAATATGATGGACATAGATGTTTATATATTAAGGGAAGAAGATAGGCCTTATGAATGCCATTATCTAAAGGATCTATTGGAAGATAGGGTAGCTAGAATAGATAAGATGCATGAGGATAAAAGTTACACATACAATATAGATGATAATTATTGGTGCGCTACATGTGGTTCCCATTCTCATAAAAAGGATTCCGAGACAGGGTATTGCTGGCATTGCGATACGGTTAATTGGGTTAAAGAAGATGGAGCAGATGTTAGGGTATAATTACCAAAGAATAAATATGAATGATAGGAGAAAGGATAGTATTAACTATTAATAATGTTTATTTAATTTAATTCAAAAACAAAATGTCTACTTTTGTAGACACATAAAATTACATATATGAAAAAGAGTGAGTTTGTAAAGGCATTGGAGAAGATCATCGATATGGTTAAGACCGAAGATGATGGTTTCGAGTATGGTGGTAAAGTCATCTTCTATAAAGAAGATGATGATAACTATGAAATCTCGGTAAAGAACATTGAGATGGATCTGACGGTAGAGGCCAACATTATGGCTAGTATGAATGATAGGACTTTCGCCTGCCTTATGAGTGAGGTCTATAAACAAAAGTTTACAAAGGCTATAACGATGTCGGAGGATGAGGATGATGAAGACAATTGATAAGATGACCGATCAGGAGATATATGATCTTACTGACGAGCAGATAGATAGATTGATCATAACAAGATGCGCTAAGGAGGGTGTTAGGTTTGTGGACGAACCTCCAGTTATGAAGACATACGACTACAAGCCTATTTCTCCATCTAATTTCTTCTACCTTTTAGAAGGATTGAGCATAGCTGTTTTTAATCAGGATGATGCTATTAAAATAGCTAAGTTCTTAAGTAAGTTTGATTTATACAAGACTACATACGATTTCACTATATCCAATGAGAAGATATATAATAAGTTGGATATAATCAATATCAAACATATTCCAATGTTTGATACAAAAGATGAGGAGTCCTACAAATCTATAAAGGACAAGAATAATAAGATTGAGGAGGAGTATAAAGATCAGGTAGATAAATACAAGAAGGATATAAAAAGAATGAGTGAAATCCATGCCGAGATCTGGTCGAAGGTAATCGATGTAAGAAATAAGATTGATCATATGAATCATCTTAGATTCCTTTTTGTAAAGGAATATCTTCCGTTGGTGGATCATGATACGAATACGGCTATGACGTTTTTTAAGAAAGCTTATGACGTGGATGATGATACGGAAAGATATATTCGTGAAGGGATAAAGGATTACCCATTGTTTAACAACAACATAGATTAATAAGATGCACAATTGGTTTAAATGTACGGTTTCTTATGAGACCGATGCCGAGAACGGCATGAAGAAGAAGGTAAAGGAAGAGTATTTAGTGGATGCCCTTTCTTATACAGAGTGTGAGGCTAGAATTATAGAGGAGATGAGACCGTTTATCTCTGGTGAGTTTAGCGTTGATATCAAACGATTCCGGATAGCGGAATTATTTGCCATGGATGGAGACCGGTTCTATAAGGTCACGGCTGATTATATTACGATAGACGAGAAATCGGGCAATGAGAAACGCAAGGCGTTTAACTACATCGTTCGGGCCAATGACCTTGATCATGCCAAAAAGAATTTCGAGGAAGGCATGAAAGGAACCATATCAGATTTCGTTGTCACTTGTATCAAGGAAGAGAAGAAACTGATGGACTTCTACGAGTTTGATGGTAAGATCAGGAATCCGGAGAAACATGAGAATAGTAAGCAATAAAGCTAGCTATGAGACCACATCATCCATAGCCGAGAAGTTGATGGAGATAAGTAAGATGGAGGGTACGATTTATCGTATCCTCACATTATCTAATAAGACTTATCTGGCTTCTAAGTTAGGGTATAGTAGGTCCGGGTTCTATAAAAAAATACAGAACAGGAATTTTAATATCCGGGAGCTGGCTCAGATATTCGATACGATCATCAACTTCAAGGATCAAGATTGGACGGAGGGTAAGATCGATAGGCTTAAGAGGTATAAGGCTATGAGCCTTATGGAGTTCAATAAAAGTTATAAAAAGAAAAATGCATGAGAGGTAGGATGTTGCCGTGTGAGAGATGTGGGAGGATGGTAACTATAAGGAGTAAGGGGCTGTGTCCCGCATGCAGAGCCAAGGAACTACCGCCAAAGGAAAGGACGGCGATACGGGTGAAGGCCAAGCCGAAGGGGAAGAGCCTAGCCGTTTTCTTTGGCGCCCATGTGGCTAGGTTGAGTATGACAAGGAGATCTGCTACCGGCGCATACATACCATGCCCGGGGGTAAGCAACATATGCCACTTATACCCTAAACGGAAATATAAATCAGTTGCTGAGGATAATGATAACATTATCTACTTGACGGCTGATGAGCATACAAGATTCGATTATCTATTAGATACGATGGATTTCGGCCGGCTCTTGGACGAGTTTGGCAACGTTTGGCTGTTGGCAGCCAGAAGGATGAGGGATCTCGCACCTAAAGTCGAGGAGGATGGTAAATTAAAAACCAGATTATTATTATGGATAGAAGAAAACAAAAATTACTTTTAGCTCTTGGATACGAGGCTATAAGTGATACGATATATAAGAAAGGAATGGATATGGAAGTCATAAGCGATCAAGAATCGTTTGATGATATGAGAGTTCGTTTATCCAAAAAACATCATGTGGTTATCACGGATGATGGTGTTGTAATAGAGTTTGTTCATAATAAGTCAATGGACGAGAATGCGCCATCATATTATTGGCGATCATCATTACCAATATTAAGATCATATCATACAGATCCTAAATTTACCGCTTTCTTTGGCATATTAGATGTTTTGTCAACGATCCCAAAGAAAGATATGGATGAGGAGAAAAAGTCTGTTGAAGAGCCTAAAAAAGAGCCTAAAGAGGAAATGGAAGTTGAGTATGATCTGGAGACCGAACAGCAGTATTATGCCGCTGAATGGATAAAGGATATCCCGACACCAGTCTTATACAGAATGACCGTGGCTGGCAAGCGTGTTTATTATGAAATGGGAACTGATGGATACCCTATCATATATGATGGGGCTACCAATAATATTGCGAATGGGTATTGTGATACTTCCGGGGCATTAGAAAAATGGAAAAATGAGATGAGACTCAAGGGTAAGGACCCAGACGAGTACGCCGACTACCGGGCTGACTTGGGTACGATCATGCATTACTTATTTGGATTGTATCTGACGGGAGTTAAGATAAAACTGATTCCAACATGGATAAGAAAAGCTGTCAAGGAAGCTAAGTTGAGAATAGACAAGTATAGGATGGAGCGGATATTAGTGGATAATATGGATGAGTTGATAGAAGATCTAATATCATTCGCTATATTCTGTAAAGAAAGACATGTAAAACCTGTGTTGATTGAGAAGATGTTGAGGTCAAGGAGATTGAAAGTGGCTTCCTCTGTGGATGCTGTGGTGGAGATGGATAGCGAGCCGGAGATGGTGGAGATAGAGATCGAGACAGGAGAGTTCTATAAGACTGGAGCCAAGAAAGGTCAACCTAAGACAGAGAAAAAGAAGATAAAGAGATGCAGGAGGATATTCGCTATATTGGACTTCAAATCAAACAGGAAAGGCAATTTCTATGACGAGTACGCTTTCCAGCTTGAGTTATATAGAAGAATGATAATGGAGAACTACGGAAAGATATTGGAGATAGAGGAGATATATAACTTCGCTCCGGGTGATCCTACCGCCAAGACAAGCCAATATAAACTGAAGAGACAAACTGATAATCCTATACTTAACATGGCTACAGTCGTATATCTCCAAGGTAAGTATAAGTTCGAGAAAACCAATTATACGGTTACATCAAGAATAGGATCTTTGGATATAGAAAGTGATTTTGAATTGAATAACTTGATAAGAAAAGAATCACTGAGAGATTATATTTATCGAATCATGAGTGAGAGGATAGGATAATGGAGTTTAGGGAATTTGACAAGAGCGTTCACAGATATGAATTGGATCATAGTAAGCCAAGAAGAAAGCTGACGTGCCCGCAATGCGGCAGGGATAGATGCTTTACGCCGTACGTAGATGTAACCACCGGACAGATAGTAGGGGAGCAGTTTGGGGTATGTGATCACAAAAATAAATGTGGTTATTTTAAATATCCAACAGGCAATGAGCTTGGGAGCAATGATCTTTTTACCGATTCTAACAAAGTGCTAAGAAGATACAGGCCTCCTGTGAACCCAGATATAGCCAACTGTATCCCAGTAAACAAGATGTTTGAGACCCTTAATCCTTTCGAGACATCCGATCTTCAAGATTATCTATCCAATATCTTCGGATCGTATCATACCAATAGGGCATTTAACTTGTATAAGGTGGGGATGATGAGATTCGGAGACTGGGGTAAGTGCTGTGTGTTCTGGCAACTGGATAAGAATTGGGTGGTGCGAACCGGGAAGATAATGGACTACGGGCCTGACGGGAAGAGGGTAAAGGTTCCCATGGATCATGTATGTTGGGTGCATATACTGGACGGTCAGGATTACCTGCTTAGGCAATGCCTGTTCGGGGAATTCCTTATCAACTTCTATCCCAATGACGCTCCGGTGCATATAGTAGAGTCAGAGAAGACGGCTGTTATCTGCAACATCGTGTACCCTAGTAGGTTGTTCATGGCCTGTGGCGGTATCCATATGTTGAAGAGGGAGATGGTAGAGACATTGGGTAGGAGGCGGATAGTCCTGTACCCGGATAAGGGCGACGCTTTCAACGAATGGAGAAAGAAGGTAGACAAGGATATGAGGGGGATGAATATAGAGATAAGTGATTTTCTAGAATCAAAACCCAATATAGATGAGGGGATGGATATAGCGGATTATTTTATAATTAAACAAATTTACAATAATGGCAAAGGTAGTTGATAATTACAAGGGATTCAAGGTGCTTGAAATAACAAGACAGGAGATGATGGATAAGCTTACCAGATACGGGTGCTTAGGTATTTGCGATATGTGTAACAGACCTACATCCGTAGGTTATTACGTGGCGGTGATCAATCAATGGATGTGCAAGGACTGTTACAATGATTTCATCAAGTCAATTGACAGGTATGAGGAGGATATGAAAATAGAAAACAGGAATTTTAATAGATTCTGCAATCTATTTAATGTTAAGATGGAGGAGACGGTATGAAAGAATTGTCTTTAGCCCAGAAAGCTATGTTAAACGGGTCCATATGCCCATACTGCAAGAACCCGTCCACTATGATAAATACGGTAGAGGGGAAGCAAGTAGGGTGCGAGAAGTGTGGGGCTTGGATGAGATCCGATCCTTTTGGGAAGCCGATGGGGAGGCTGGCTAAGCCGGATCTTCTTAGGAGTATGGATATGGCAATGACTGAGATTAATATATTTGCGTATAGAACAAAACGGGATGTGCAGGATATTTACAAAAGCCTATCTGGTGAATTGGATATACCAATAGAACATGTATCCCCATATAAGATGTCTTTGCCATCACTACTTAATACCATGAGATATATTGAAAAGTATGGCGATAATCATATACGGATATATGATAGAACCATGGTAAAGAAGGCTTGCCCTAGGCACGGAGCGGTGGCGATCGGGAGCAACGCCTGCCACGGATGTCCGGAGTTCCTGTTCCATGTGGTAAACGACACGACCGATACGGTGGTGTGTGATATGGATATGAGTTATGGAGATCGCAAGAAGGATAAATATGAGCATTAGAGCTAATGATAATGGAACATTTGAGTATCGAATCAAATTGGATACCTTTAATAAAATGAATAATACATGTAAAATGAAGAAAGTTTATTTTGTTCACAAACCAACAGGTTTTTATGTTGGGGGCAATGTGAGTAGCGTAGAAGCTACAGTTTATAATAAAATGGTTAATATGGGGATGAGTAGCGAATTAGCCGATAAACTTAAAAAGGTAATAGGTACATTCCCTTGCACATGGGAGATACCAGATAAATTTGCGTCTGATCCATATTCGTATATGATTAAGCGTCTGGGATTGGAATATCCATCTTTTTTAAAGGAAGAGGATTTGGATATACAAGAGAATATAGATTTTGATGATGAGGAGGACGAAGAGGATGGGGAGATCGACTGAATATTACAGGACACATCCGGAGGCCAGAAGAAAGAAAGCCGAGACGGATAAGAAGATCAACGCCCGCCCTGAGCAGAAAGCCAAGAGACGGGAGTTGGGTCGCAAGAATTATAAAACCGATAAGCTGAAGGGAAAGGCCTATCGGAAGGGAAAGGATTTATGCCATACGGCTAAAGGACTTAGATATAAATCAAGATCAGCTAACAGAGGATCTAAATCCGATACGGCTGGCGATAGAAACGCAAGAGGATGAGTGAGGATAGGATATGGAGGTCATCCAAGGAGATTATCATGGATGCCTATGAGAGGATAAGAAAGTATCAGTCGGGAGAGCTTCTCCCGGCTCGTACTGGATACGCTTATCTTGACAAGGCGTTGCTGGGCGGGTTCTACCCACAACATGCGGTAGCTATCGGCGCTAGGCCCGGAGTGGGCAAGTCTTATTTGGCTCAGAAGATTATGAGCAATATAATGAATGTTAATATCAATCCCCAAGCTGATGATTATGTATGGCTCAGATGTGAATTTGAAATGAATCCAGAGGATTTGATGTTACGTTCACTATCAAAAAAAATGGGAAAGGATATACAAGATATTCTCCTTAACGAGATGTCTGATGAAGAGATAAAGGAAATGCAGAAATGTCTTAAGGAGGAAAACTCCAGCAGAATAACATACATCCCTAAACCATCGACAGTAGACGAGCTTCAGAACTTCTTATGGAATAGTTATATGCCAGCGAACAAGGATAAGAAAATGGTGTTTGTATCCATAGATCATACAGCTCTTATACAAGGTACGGGTGACGCTAAGAGGAATATAGATAGTCTGATAACCATGTGTAATATAGCTAAAAGAACTTTTCCCAATATATTCTTTCTTATAATATCACAACTTAACCGTGATATTGAGGGAAGACGGGATCCTAAGGATCATATGCCAAAACAATCTGATTTCTATCAATCAGATACATTGGGGCAGCTATGTACGGCTATGGTAGCGTTGAATATCCCAAAGAGATACGGGTATTCATCATACATGCAATTCCCGCAAGGCTGGTATCCTAATCTGGAACGTTTTAAGAGTGAATCAAGGCGCTCTTTCCGTGTAGATGGACTTATATTCCATCATATAGTAAAAGTCCGTCAAAGATCATTAGAGGAGATTGACGCTATACATGTAGATATCATGAAAGGATATGAGCGATATTATCCTGATGGAGGGGTGGTGCGCCAAGAAAGACCGGGAGGCTCGGATGCCCCTGTAGGTAGCGGCAGGCCGGATACGACAGTCGTTACGCTACCGCCCCCGCCTCCCAGTATCCCATTGGAGCAGCAATACATACCGCCCAGTGATGATTTCAATATAGTACATGACGAAACACCTTATTGACATGAGATTGAGACATAATTACTTGCTTGTAGTGATAAAGGTGCTGGAAATGTTCTTGAAGACCGTATTATCGGTTGAGGATAAGATGGGGATAAAGGAAATTATATCCTCGTTGAAGGAAATGGCTAAATACAGCATCAGATATATCATAAACCGGGAACGGGAAAAGGAGATCATGAGTATCTGTGATGAGGTATCCAATAAAGTACAGGAGTATAAAAGGATAAATGACAACTCAATGATATTGGAATTGGAGAACCTAAAAAGGGAGGTTGTAGCGGTAGAGGATCTTCTTAGCTCCTACAAAGGCGTTCTTGACGCTGAGCTGGTGATAGCCGAGGATGATATCAGGATCATACGGGATAAGATCGCTATAAGCCTGAGAGAAGACGGGACATGCAAGAGTATGACCGACGCCGATAAAAGAGCTAGGGTGGATGTAAGGTACGAGCGGGCTTTAGAGGACTATCGAATCCTTCTAAGATGCGCTAATACGGTTAGGGCTAAGATGTCTGTCATAGGGCATCTAAATCAATCAATAAATCAATCTATATCAGTTGGTAGGGTTGGTATGGCTAATGAATCTTATACGGTAAAACAATATGAGAAAGGGAAAGAGATTATCGAAAGCAGACGGCCTTAGGGTATTGATAGGAGCTTACGATGCTATAGAATATAGACGTGAGTTAACTATGTGTGCAGCTATAACCGAAACGGCTAATAAGCTTGGATTAGTGGATAGAAAAAAAGTTTTAGCGTATGAACTTATACCTGAGTTGAGGATGTTTAAACCGATCAATAGTCGTATAGAGGAAATTTGGTTCAATCTTTCCTATAAGGATACAAGGCTATATATATTACACACGTTGATTAACATATACAACGATACCGATCATCCTAATATAGTAGAGAAAATAGCTAGAAAGATTAGATCAATATTTTAACTTATTTGCATATGTACATAAATTTTGAACAGATGATGACATCAGGATTAACGATGTCTGATGTCGGGTATCTTTTGATGATCCGGCAGAAAGAGGAGATGGCTAGCGTCATTCCAAAGGAGAAAATAGATAGTTATAAAGCATCTGGTTATATCGAGCTTCAGAAGAATGGGAAGTGGAAGATAACGCCAAGGGGAGGGTCGCTGCTGATGCTGATAGAGACACCCGGCCTGACACCGGAGGTCGAGGGGATCCGGGACCGTATCGTTGGGGTATATAACGATATGGGTAAGGATACAGGAGCTATCAAGGAGGTAGAGAAACGGCTCGTATGGTTCGTGGCTAACACCAACTTCAAGGAAGAACCTATAGTAAGAGCCGTAATATCCCATATAGACCTTAAACGTGAATATACGATGAGGTTGGATAACTTGATATGGAAGCCATCAAATGTCTATAGCGTACATATGAGCTTATCGGAATCAACGTTATTCGATACGATCATAAAGATGTATGGCATGACATCCGATCTGTATCTTAGGGAGAATAAGAACAAGGAGCTGGCATGGTTGTTCGCCGTAAGCCGACTCCCGGATCCTCCTAAGAAGATGGATAAGGAGTATACTATTACTGGAGATGTTAAGATGGACATCGAAAGAATATCAGATATAAAAAAAGAATTAGGTAGAAGATTAAAAATGTCGATTTAAGAGTTATGAAAAGAAATCAAGTATTAGGAGTAGTGATAGACGCAATATTTGCGAAAACATCTGAGTTTGATGATATTGAAGACATAAAGGAAGATAGTAACCTATCGTCCGATATGGCTATGGATTCATTGGACCTTGTTGAAGTGATAATGGATATAGAAAAGATGACAGGTGAATACATACCAGATGAGGTGTTTCTCAATACCCCTTGCGATGAAATAACGGTAGGAAGTTTAACTGATATGTTGTATGTTTATTTTAAGGACAAATAATGGATTTCGGATATGATGATTGGGAAGAGGGGCTAGAGACCCCTCTTGTCGATGATTGCGATGACGATCACAATGAGGAGGACGAGTATGATTTCGGTTAAGGAGCTAAGGATTGGCAATATCGTAAAGGACAAGGCTGGCGATATATGGAGAGTAGGGTGCGTTACTGGTATGCGTAATGAAAGTATGTCATTGATCCTTGAACGTGAGGTTGATGATGGGATAATGAAATGGTATTCAGGGGAAGATGATGTCATGCCTATTGAGATAGATGATAATATACTTGATACTATCTATTTCAAGCGTGATAAGGGGCGGGATGTATATCGAGGCTACGGAATATCTATAGAGATTTTTGATGATGGGTATTATCTTAGCCTTAGGGATCTGGAAGACGATCTAAGCGATCCTATTCAGATTAAGGATCTTCACCGTCTACAAAACCTGTTAATGGATTTATATGGACATGATATAAATATAGATAAGCTTTATGATAATACCGGAGAATAATTTGTTATGTAAGGTTATAAACGGAGAGAAGGTTCTTGCCGCCTCCTACTCGCAGATAGATACGTTCGTCCAGTGCCCATATAAATGGTATAAGACTTACGTGGAGGGTCATAGGTCTACGGAGAAGCATGAGGCTACGTCATATGGTACGGTTATCCACCAAACGATGGAGTATTTCTTCAAGAACGGATGCAGACCTTCTTATGAGGATATGAGCAAGGCATTCAACTACTACGCCGATATAGAGAAAATACCTTTTGATAGCGTTAAATCTCAGATCGAGTCCATGCAACATGCGGCTAGGCTAATAAGATGGATCGTAGGGTTGTTTGAGAAGGACGCGGCTGGCAATTACAAGAAATCGTGGTCGGATCTTACGCCAATGGAGAAAGTGATCCGGGGGTCGAGACCGGCCGGCGTGGAGGAGGACTTCGTCTTGCCTTATAAGCTACCCAAGCCCCTTACATTGGATGGCGTGACATACGATAAGGTACATATCATAGGATCGGTGGACTGGCGTGGAGAGTATAAGACAAAAGACAGGATAGCTATGTATACGATAGACTGGAAGTCCGGGAGAAAGTTATTCGATGAGGATAAGCTGCTTCACAATCTCCAGCACCCGATATACGCCTTTTACATACTAAGGAAATACAAGGTACTTCCAGATATGTGTAGCTATTTCTTTACCCGTATGTTGGACAATCAAAACGTGAAGGTAGATAAGGAAAAGGTAGAGAGATCGGTCAAGGAACTTAACGATATTCTCCTTGATATGTATGATTTCGAGACAAATAAAATAGATAGCTACCAAGCTCACGTCTGGGACGATGTCAAGCAAGAGTATAAGTACGAGACACGCTACCTTATGGGACGCCAGCCGGCCTGCCTTGAACCCCGCCCCAAACCCTTGTGTTTTTGGTGCGATTTCTCAATCCATAAACAAGGGACATGCAGATATTCATCGGATTGGGATGAGTCAAAAAGAAAGAATAAAAAAGATTAACTTTATTAAAAAGCCTAGGTAAGCATCTAGGCTTTAATTATATTTGTGTCAATAAATAACTGATTATGGACAAAAGTGAAAAAGAAAAACAGATATTAGATCTTCTGATGTCTAGAAAAGATATCAGGAAATTGGTAGAGAAATCAAATGAATGTTATTCTAAGATGGATTTCGTTGGCGCCATGAAATACCGGCAGGAGATAAAGGATATCGTAGACCGGGAATCGAAGATCATGTTGACAAAAAGCGAGTCTTTGGTGAGTTTGATGAATAACGCTGATAATGAATATAAATTCAATATGCTGGTATGGCTACATTCCATGATGTGTATGGCGGATGTATTTAACGGGATATTGGAGGATTTCAAGGATGGGGTAAGGAAAGCCAACGGCAACTCCAAGTTCGTTAAGTTCGATAATCTGGATCGGTTAATGACAGAATGTAAAAAGGAGATTGATTACCTGATGAAAGGCACAAGTAAATCGTTCCAAATATCTTTCGCCGTAAGAAGCGATGAGCTAAGGGAGATGATAGAGAATATGGTTGGAGACAATATCCGGGAAGGGTATGACATATTCAAGGAAGAGGCTGAGATGGTGAATGAGACAGATAGGAGCAAGATAGAGGAATTTAATAAGAAACTAGATCATGATTAAATGCGATATAAAGGTAGGTGATATAGTCCATACCCAGGTGGGCACGGGAGAGGTGATAGCTATAAGTAAGACGATGGATACATTGATGGTAAAAATGTTTGACGATCGTGAATGCCCAGTGAAATTAAAATACGTAAAGGCTGTTTTTGATAACTATAAATCCAAATGATATATAAACTAAGACCATATCAAGAGGATTGCGTTAAAAGCATCTCTGATTACATAAACTCTGATAGACATGATCCGGTATTGATCGTGGCCCCCGTAGCGGCAGGTAAATCTATCCTCATAGCCGAGGCGGCTAGATTGATGGGAGATAAGACGCTGGTTCTCCAGCCGTCTCGCGAATTACTAATACAAAACCACGACAAGATCACATCTTACGGGATACCGGCAACCATCTACTCTGCGTCATGCGGTAAGAAGGAGTTATCCAATATGATATACGCGACCTTAGGATCTATCAAGAAGGTTGTTGGTCAGCTTAAGGAGATGGGAATCAGAAATGTATTGATAGATGAGGCTCATGCCGGATACAGTCCTGAGGATGGCAGTGAGTTTATGACATTCATGAATGAGCTGAAGCCGAGAAAGGTGATAGGGTTTACAGCCACGCCATGTAGACTTAAAAACATGTCGATAGGACAGACATCATATTCCCAGCTTAATTTCATCACTCGTATGAGACCGGTATATTTCAAGAACCTGATTCACGTGATACAGGTAGAGGAGATGATAAGGCAAGGATTTTGGACACCTCTTAAATATGAGACATGGGATTTCAATGGAGATGCCCTTAAACTTAATTCTAACGGCTCTGAATATACGGCTGAGTCTATTAGTGAGGCGGTGAGAAAAAATGGCTTAAACAACCTTATTTTGCGCCGATTGATGGTGTTAAAAGATATCTGTAGATCTATACTGGTGTTTATGGATTCTGTTGAGAGCTGTAATACTGCCGCCGAATGGATAAACGCCAAGATATGTGCCGGCATGGCGGAGGTGGTTCACGGAGGCACGCCAAAGAAGCAGCGGGAGGCTATAGTCGAGAGGTTCAAGTCAGGTGGAACGCAGGTGGTGTTCAACTATTCCGCCCTCGGAACCGGATTCGATCATCCGGGTCTGGATTGTGTGATAGTAGGAAGACCAACATTCTCATTCTCGTCGTTTTATCAGTGGCTTGGGAGAGCTGTCAGGATAAAGGGCGGTAAGGATAGCGCATTAGTCGTTGATTGTTGCAACAACTCGTCAAGGTTCGGCGATATAAGGAAACTTAGTATAGAGAACTACAAAGGATATGGATGGGGGATGTTTATCGGCGATAAACTAATCACTAATATCCCGATGGGGGATAAGGTAACGAAAACGGATCTGGATATCAAGGCCGCCAAGAAAGACCGAAGGAGGGGGCTGGCGCAGGGCATTACCGCCTCCCCTGTACCCGGAAGGCCGGATCATCCCCTTGGCTCTACGGTAATGACATTTGGAAAGTATAGTGGGTGGATGTTACATTCGATCCCAGTATCGTACTTCAAATTCATAAACGAGACATTTGACTGGGATAATGATAGAAATAAGGAGATAAAAGAATACATAGATTTTTTAATTAAAAACAATAGATTATGACAGGATGTATATATCATGAGGCTGATCTTGACGGAGTAATGTCAGCGGCTATAGTAAAAAAGTATTTCAAAGGGGACATTGATCTTCTTCCTTACAATTATGGCAAGGAAATACCTGACGTGAATAAATATGATAAGGTATTTGTAGTTGACGTGTCATTTGGAAACAGAACAAGATTCCTTTTCGATGAGTGGAAAGAGAAAGGTATAGATGTCATATGGATAGACCATCATAAGACAGCCATAGACGATATGAGGGATTACGAGGTAAAGGGCAAGAGGCGTATCGGGACGGCGGCCTGTGAGCTTACGTGGGAATATCTTTTCGATGACATCAAAACTCCTAATGTGGTAGAATTATTGAGTGCTTATGATGTATGGGATCACGACCGATTCGAGTGGAGTGATGTCATGGCGTTCCAATACGGGATGAGAGGATATTGTGGTCTTGACGTGGATATGGCGGCAAAGGTCATGGACGGCGATCATGACTTCATATATGACATGATAAGGAACGGGGAGGCGATACTGGAGTATATCGTTGAGAAAAACAGGGGCGAGATGAATATGTTCTCATTCGAGGCAGATATATTTGGATACAAGGCAATATGTATGAATACCACGGAGTTTAACTCTACTACATTTGAATCTATGTATAACCCTAAGAAACATGATCTGATGATGCCATTTTGCTGGAACGGAAGATTCTTTAGATGTTCATTCTATACCACTAAAGAGGAGGTGAATGTCTCGGCGCTGGCACGCAAGGCCTATCCCGGGGGAGGAGGGCATAAGGCGGCGGCAGGCTTCCAGCTTAGTGTGGAGGATATGATGGAGTTTCTAAAAACAAAGAAAATGTGATATGATATGGGTCTTGCTTAGTATGGCAGTGATTATATTATCCATAGCTGTAATGGTGAAAGGCTGGGATGATTTACATGGAGGTATGTTCCACGGAGGATTAATTATGATAGCTATAGGAATAATATCAATATCTGCATCAATATTTTATATGAATGAAGGGAATATTAAAAATATGGAGAATATGAAAAATGTGTATAAATTCAAGAGACTTAACGAAATGAGGCTAGACGATTACGGCTTCGGTTTGTTCGAGTACAATGGTGCTCTTTATTTCAAGGAGGCAGATGGAGGGAAATGCTTTGATGTAAGGAGCGGGAATGAGGCTATTATCGGAAAAGATAAGATTATAATGACCTTGGAGGATTGATCATGAGAAAGCTTAATGACACCAACAGGACAAGGAAAAGGAGCGTACGGCACTCGTGGGTAAAGGCAGGCCCGGGGGTCCAACGCTGCGCTATTTGTGGAATTACGAAGCAAAGCGAGTGGAGAGACGGAAAGACCTCGATTTGTGTACATCTATCATCTGGTGAGCTTTACTCTATGACAGGCGAGACACCGGAATGTAGGGATCTTAGTGAATTTTATATATAATTACATATGAAAGAGGAATTTGGTAAATACGAAAAAGTTGTTTATGACGGTGAGGTATTTGAGGTACTTGAAACCGCCGATCGTACAGGAATGATGAAATTAGGCCCATTATTTAAAGCATCATATGAATATGCTTGGGCTGACGAGGAAATGGTTGTATCATTAAACAGGGCTATTAAATTAAGGATTATTGATGAGGAAACGGTCGATAAGCTTACGGATTATAGTTCTATCGGCGAGGGTCTATGTAATACCAATGATGGGAAAGCGACAGATGTGCCGTTCGTTGGGAAGGACGGCAGCGGTAAGAATGACCGGGCCGACGGCAAACTCCGGTGGGACCTCCTCCCTTTGGCTGAGATAGAGGACATCGTGAGGGTATATACAAAAGGTGCCAAGAAGTATGCTGATAACTCATGGCAAGATATACCTGATGGGTTCAATCGTTATCTAGGTGCACTCATGAGACACTTGGTCGCTTATACGAAAGGGGAGAGATATGATAAGGAGGGATTCATGCATCTATCCGCCGTATGCTGGAACGCTATAGCGTTATTATATTACGATAAACATAACAAAGGGTTAATAGAATGGAAGGATCAAGAGAAATAATAGTAGACGAGGAATTAAAAGCTATTGACAAAAGGACTGGTAGGTACATTGATGTGATCGCACGTACTATTGACAATGGTACTTCATTCCCGATAGTTAAGCACCTTGATAAGAATCGTAAAGAGCTGAATTATGATTGTGTAAGGCATCTTAATTTTGATATAGACATAGATTGGGAGTTGAGAAGATATCAAATCGTGAAGGATTTATTATCTAACAATTTCGATGGGAGAAAGATGAGTATAGATGAGGTAGATAATGCTATATTTACCGCTGATTTGATTATTAACAGATTAACAACTATTTGAGATGGTAAGAATTGATTTTTTCACGAAGAAAGACGCTGAGTACAGCGACTACATGCGGTATATTATCGCCAACACATTACAGGAGTATGAGGGTGAGGTCACGTTAAACCAGATCCCGGAGAACAAAGCCACGGAGGAGGAAATATCCAAGTACGGTATAGAGGTATATCCTACTATCATCGTCAGCGGAGATAACATGGATGGCTTTAATAAACTTGAGGGGATGGCCAGAAAAGCTGATCTTATTAACGTCATGTCGTTATACGACAAGAAATAGGCTTATGACGATAAGGGATAAATATTTTGGTTGGAAAGATATATTCTTTGACAGGTTCGTGCATTGTTGTAATGAAAAAAGTGACCAACCACAAGGAAGTAATATACCTCTAGCCAAAATAAACTTCGATAACAAGACAGGATATGTGGAGGACGGGACTATTAATATAGCCGAGCTTCTTCAATATCTTTGGATAAATAATAAGGTCTATGGGTGTGAATATGCACCCATAGATATATCCTCTGTCTTGCAAACATTGATTAGATTGACCGAGAACGCTAAGTTCATATTTGACGACCAACCCGGCATACATGATATGATCCCATATAGAGGTTTTTTTCTTAGAGATGATTTTTTACCCGGGAAAGATTATTCACTTGATTTGGATAAAATAGTGAGCGGTATGGGAGGATGGTATGGGGAGGATGAGGATCCATGCTACTCGATGTTCGTCAGTCAAGACCAGATATGGAACTTGAACCCGATATTGAAGGTATTAGCTGATGAAGGGTCTATTCTAGCCAAAGAACTTGGATATGATATAAACTCATATGTCAGCGATAATGGATACACGATATACAACCCATACCTTTCATGGATCAATCATTACTATCATTATTGCCCGACATTTAACGAGGATAAATTAAAGCCTTGGGATAGGGTAGAGGATAGGAAAAATAAGTTCAAGATGACGGATAAGGTTAAGAGAGGCGCCAATAACTGGTACTATTCAGGCGGAACTATATCTTGTGTAGATAGCTTCTTAGGGAAGAAATACAGGAAGAATCTCCGAACCTTTATCTATCGTGGAATAGTATTCTTCCTTGACAGGATATGGCATACGCCTTTATTTGAGAAGATGGGTGTGAAAATGAAATATAACGCTTATTACTGTTATGCCGCCACCTCCGGTATTTGGTACAATAAAGGATTCAAGAAAAGGCTAGCCAAGAGATTTAACGAGTCTTTACGTAGCGGAGGGGAGCTGTTCGGGGCTAACCTAGCCTGCATGGTATGTGACCGACGGGATATCGATTGGGGGGCACTTCGTCTTTGGCTTGATAAATACGATGATCCTACTGATAAGGGCATGGTGAATAGCCCTATTCAATTTATGTATTTATATTTATATTACACTTTTAACAAATAATTTGAGAACACAATTGCAACGATATGATCATAAACAAGACATGGTCAATGCCGAACAGCGAGACATTCAGCATAAAACCGATAAGGGAACTTATAGATAAATATCGAGAAGAGGGGATGGTTATAGTGGATCCATTCGCCAGAAACAGCGACATAGGGACGATCACCAACGATCTTGATCCTGATACTAGGGCTATGTATCATAAGGACGCCACGGACTTCTTGTGTCATCTTGATGATAATATAGCTGATATGGTATTATATGATCCACCATATTCTGCGAGACAGGTATCTGAGTCGTATAAAAGACTTGGAGGTGCTGTTGATATGCAAACAACGCAATCCAGCTACTGGGCTAGGCAGAAGAAGGAGATAGCTAGGATCACCAAGAAGGGCGGGGTGGTCATTACCTGCGCGTGGAACTCCGGCGGTATAGGGGCAGGGCTTGGCTTCGAGCAGCATGAGATTCTTCTTGTGGCTCATGGGGGATGGCATAATGATACGATCGTTACGGTAGAAAGGAAGATGAAATCATGAAGGAACGGATTTTTACCACAAAAGAACAGGGGAGAGCGCTGGTCAAGGCCGGCCTTCCTATCTCTACCGCCAGTGGCTACAGGTCATCAGAAATAGACAGGCTTTATGGAATAAACAAGCTTTACTCTATGGAAGATAACGCCGGTCGTGTAAGTCTTACGGAGGTTGTTACCCCAGACGTATCAAATCCTGTTTGGGATGTAGGAACGCTGCTGAATTTATTCCCGGAGGAGATAGATGGCTATACATTCGAATGCTATAAGCTAAAAGGGACATGGCTTGTATCATATAGGGATGCGGATGACATTGCTATATATTGGAGTAACGAAAAACTTCTTATAGATGCGTTATTCTCGTTGATGATAGATTTAATTGAACATGGATTATATGGAACAAATGACAAGAATAAGATACAAAACGGAGGATAATCCTCCCATGGAAAATGTTCCCCTTTTAGGATACAATAAAAAGTACGACTGTCCATGGATGGTAGTATACAGAAAAGGGGATAAGTACTATACCAATATGAAGTATGATGTCGAATTTGAGATATCCCCACCAAATGAATACGAATACGTATATCCGTGATAACTAGAAGGAATATATTTGCATTTAAGCATAATTAATTTATTCATGCTTTTATTTTTGTTTAAATCGTATTTTTGTATCAACATTAAAAACCAGATTATTATGGATGAAAACAAGCGAAAAGTCAATGAGCTAACGATGAGGACGCTGGGTTCTCATTATGGAGGATATGCCTATGTAAAGGTAAAAAATCGTGAAACTTATGTAACGATAGATTGGAAGTTGTTGAGGGCTATAGAAAAAGGGGAGGTGGAGATAGACAACGAAAAATATCATCTATCCGGAATAGAGTACGTGGCTAAAAGATATCAGGGCATGTTTTACGCTGGTCGTGATATTTATTATTTCAAGGGTATAGGAGGGTATGGGATGACCGATCTTCTTAGAAACGCTATAGATGATTTACTGGATACCATAAGCAGCAGGGAGACTTATCGTAGCGCAGAGCACAGGGTGTACGCCCAAATGAATAAACTTACGGAAGCTGGAGCCATGATCAGCTTGGCTATAGAATTACTAACATCTAATATCCGTCATAGTTATGGAGAAATTAATTTTGAACGATATCCAAGACCTGTGGAGGTGGAGGGAGAAGATAAACATTGATGACCTCAAAGAGGATCCTATGGCTGAGGATATGCCACTCTATTTCCCATGCGCTGTTATCTGGCATGTTGATTATGGGGAGCATGATGCTGATAATTATATATGTTATGGATTTGTTTATGTAGCAGAAATATTAGGGATATGAGTGTTAAGAGACAGATATTTATTAATAACAAAGGCATTGATGTGAAGATAGCTAATAATACGACATTTGATTTCGATTTCAATGTTGACAAGAATATTCTTGAAAAAATAAAAGCAAAGAAGGAGAGCAATAAACTAAATACAAAAGATTGGGCGCTGTTCTCGCTTATGGTTTTGTTTATTTTTGCGATGGGAGTTGTAAGTGGATGGTTGGCGTTTAATTGTTTAGGCATTGGAGAAGATTAAGGAACATTTTAAAAATCAATAGATATGAAATTACTATTTTTCGATTTAGAGACAACCGGGGTTAAGTTCTGGAGAAACGGGATACACCAAATAGGAGGGATCGTGGATATCGACGGGCAGGAAGCTGAGAGGTTCGACATCCGCCTAGCCCCGAATCCTGCCGCCATGATAGAGCAAGAGGCGCTGGACGTGGCCGGCGTTACCTTGGAGCAGGTGCAGTCGTATCAACCTATGGAAGACGGGTACAGACAGCTCGTTAGTATATTGTCCAAATACGTGAATAAGTTCGACAAGAGGGATAAAATGTATTTAGTGGGGTATAACAACGCTGGATTCGATAACAGCTTCCTACGGGCTTTATTTACCCAATGTGGGGATAAGTATTTCGGATCATGGTTCTATCCTAACTGTATGGATGTATATGTTATGGTGACACCGTTCCTGATGGGCGTAAGGAACGATATGGAGAACTTTAAGTTGATGACCGTGGCCAGAACTATGGGTATTGAGATTAATGAGGATAAACTCCATGACGCTACTTATGATATTGAGCTGACTAGGGATATATTTTATAAGATAATCAACAAAATGGATGTTAAGTTATGAGGGAAATTTTAGAAGCTATACATGATTACCCGGATGAGGCGCTTGGGCTATTTTTCTTTCTGATAGTGATTGTCTGGTTATTGTCAGGTGTATTTGAGAAAAATGGATGATAAGATTGATGAGATACTGGATCTCCTGAAATCTCAAAATGAGATGATCAAGGATATCCATGACTATGTAAAGGAAGTTACCAGCGAGAAGTATATAGGGGAATCTAGAATGACAAACTTCTCTATCAACTTAGCCGCTGATATACTTACCGAGGCTATCAGTCCTAAGATAAAGGGGATGATGGTGGATCTATTGAAGAAACAAGGATGGAAAACTGAATGAAATATGAGGGCTTACGAGAGAAAAGTAAATCAATTAAAGGATTTGATGATAAGGAAATACAAATCGGCTTACGATAAGTCTAAGGAAATGGACATAGATATAAGCTCGATGACATATCTTCCAGAACCGGACGTATTCAATGTTATGTATACTGAGCATATGTCCGTTATTCTTGATCGGGTTAATAAGATCATAGATGATAACAAGGATAAGCTCAAGAATCCGACTTGCGCTACTTGCGTACATCTACATGATCAGGAGTGGGCGAAAAGATACGGGAAAGTATGTTGCTCTATTTGGCAAGTGTGTGACCATTATATAAACCCTAACAGTAAATATAACAGGAAGCAAAAGACTTATGTTAGACGACCAAGCAACAAAGCTTGTCCTAATTATGAGTATGGTGATGATAATTTTGAAAACAGAAGAAGATGTATAAAAGAAAAGAATACCCGATAAAGAGCTATGTGCCGATGCGCACCAACAAGGATAGGACGTGTATCTGCTGTGGCGATACGATCCCAGCCGGCAGCAGCAGGATGATACCTAGACACGCCAAGGCAAATTACGGTCTATGTTTCCCGTGCTTCAGGAAATGGAGAGATACCGGAGGAGATCTTAAGCTTATGGACAACCCCGGAGATGCGAAGAAAGAATATGTCATACATATGTCTAATATCCTGAAAGGGAATTGTGATATAATAAAAGGTCGAAAGCTTTACGTGGCTTTTAAAAAGGCGATAAATGGCGGAAAGAAGATCGTTATCAAATTTGACACTGATCAACCGATATCTATGTCAACAAGAGTCATGAATCCTTCATTCGGAGAGATTATGGATGAGTACGGCAAGGACATATTCCAAGGTAATCTCAAACTGGTAGATGTACCAAAAGGAGTTAAAGATTTGATAGTTAACTATATAGAAAAATATAGCAAGTTATGAACCTAAAGACTTTCATATTTATGATGCTGACGTTCAGGGGAATATATCAAATCCCAAGGAACATACAAACATATTTGAGTATAACGATGTGGGTGTTGATAGCATGGATGATCTATAGCTTAGTGATATTGATATGCGCGTTGATAAGATAATTGACTTGGTCATAATCTCCCATAGGGATACATGCCCGTTCTTGTCAAGGGACGGAGATAAGATGTGTAAGCATCTAAAGGATTGTGATATGGATTGTGATTACATGAGTAGTTTTATCGAGAAAATTAATAACATGAAATATGAGAATAGGTGATGTAATATATGATAATGATACCGTATTGATAGCATCAGCTAGTTTCAATAAAGAAGAACCATGCAAAGAGTGCTTCTTTTATGACGGGCATGAATGTCAATCAAATCGTTATATAGAATGCTGGGATAAGAGCATCAATAAAGATCTTATTATGATACCATTTGAAAATAATAAGGTACAGGATAGTAAGATGATGGATCATTCATCTAAAACAGTGACAAGCAAAACAGGTAAGGATCTTTTATCAGCCTTAAGTAGACTATCGTCAATTACCGGTGATGAGACTAATGATATGGCAGATACAGCATCACGAACTTTATTCAGCTCATTAAGCATGCTGGATATTAATAAAAAATTTTTGAGTCTAGGTATAAGACTAGGAGTTAAAGGAGCTGCGATAAGCATACATAGATCATTATCATCTAATGATGATGTTAGCATTAAGGACGTTATAAAAGAGATTATAAATAGCATAGAATATGATGAAGATTAAAATAGGTATTATCATTATCCTATCTCTTATCATGATAGGATGTAAAGATAAAAAAGAAGAAGATGTTGATTATTATCCTAAAACTGTTTATGTAGATGATAGGGGTAATAAAGTAACCATGTTGAATGATTCTATTTTAATAGTATGCACATGCCTAGAGTATCCAGAGAAGTATAAAATGGAGGTAATTAATATAAAGAACAAATAGATGGTTATAAACAACAAGCAACTTTATAAAATAACATTGACAAGGGAGCAACTGATGTTGATCTCACAATGCGTGGAAGACATCAGTAGATTTGCGGCGGGTGACATGAATCTACAGCATACGACAAGTACATTGATAAATGATATGGATAGGACGGAATCGCTGGGGATAAGAAGCTTTATAGTCAATAACTCACGAGCGATAAGAAGAAGGTTGTTCCCAGATCTTGCGGATTTTGAGCATATAGGGTATGATGGAGGCAGTAAGGATAAGATAAACAGGAAGAGACTTATCGGCAACACCTACCAGATATATAGGTCGATATTACATCAGTTGGCCATTGACGAGAGCTGGAATAATGTGTATAGTGATATCACGTTACCTTCAGGTGATATGGGAGCAATTAAAGTGGAGAGGATCGACGATGATAAGAAGAATAATGATATTAGATAATTTACTATGAGCTTATTTGTGTGCGCTAAATGCGGTTGCGTTGATAATACCGCTACGTCTAGTTACTGGATGTTGACAAACGAGTATATGGTGGACAAATTCGAGTATGCCAAGGAACTACAGCCGTACAAGGGCATGGGGCTGTGCAGCGAATGCGGGAGGCTGGCTACCAGCACCGACGGCCGTGATGTCGTGGTGCCCGGGAAATGGCACGGGAAGTTCCCGAAGAAGAAAGCTACCGAAGAGCAGATGAAGAAAGTAGGATACAAAAATTTAATAAGATAAATAAAGAGAATATGGCAATAATAGGAATAGATTTCGATGGGACACTGATTGAAACATTGTCAGGAGATACATTCCCTAAAGGTATATGGGATATGAAAATCAAACTCTACGTATTTGAGGCTATCAAAAATTACGCTCCTGATGATATACTAATCATATCAAATCAGGGAGGTATAGAAAAAGGCTTCGTAGACAAAGAGATGTTTGAATATAAATTCGATTATATATCAAGCGCATTGGAGGATTATACCAATATATCCGTATACAACTTTTATTGCGACAACAATGATAAAGATAACATCAATAGGAAACCAAATACGGGGATGATAGACCAGTATATGGATTATATCAAATTCATAAATGATAATGTAGATGAGGAAAATAAGATCATATACGATACTATCATGATGATCGGGGACGCTTCCGGAAAAGAAGGGCAGTTCTCCGACTCCGATAAGAAGACGGCGGAAAACTTCGGGTGTGAGTATATGGATGTGGATGATTTTGTGTATAAATATAATAACTGATAACGAAAATAAGAAGGATAGGATGATAATCACCTATCCTTCTCTTACTTTAATCGAATATCTTCCCTCCGAAAGAAATAAAGGACTCTCTTGACTTAGACCTATTCCTGATATTATATAACGTTCTCTCAAATCCCTTCCTTGTCATATAAACCGTATTCCTGACCCCGGTATCCGTGTTGTACCTGTAATGGGCGTAACCTTTCTTAATCACATGCTCCGTCAATATCCATTCCTTTTTGTTCTTATAAAAGAATCCTTGCTCTTGTAAAAACTCCCTGAGCGATCTTTCCGCTATATCACATCCATGAGACTCCAATTCCCTCCTGACATCACGGATCAGCATATCATCACCTTTGTCATTGGCCATGATAGCCGTCTCGGCGAATCCTACCTTAGGAGCCTGTTCCTTGATAATGTTATCAGATATCATCTTAGCATCCTCTACCGCTTTCTTAGCCTCGGCTAGCGCCTGCTTCTCTTTCTCGGATGCTAACAACGCCTCTAATGCTTCTATATAATTATGTGGAAGATTCTTCTCCACGGATTCTTCCATCTTATTAAAAGCATTTACCGCACCATGAAACACACTTCTATATACATCAAATACCCTTCTTTCTTTTCTTGCTATTAAATATTCCATACAAGACACAGAAATCATATACACAATCGTAGGTCTTCCTCCAATCGGGTTTTTGCCATTTTGGGTAAAAACCTTATAGTCAATATCTTTGATAAAACCATTATCACTAGTAAGAACCCTAACGGCCTTACCTTTATCAGAATATATCAAAGGCCAAACATCATCTAAATTAACTGGAAAATCTTCTCCGGATTTAACTAACTCAAGAACCTTCTCGAAATACAATCTAATAGACAAATTGTCATTTAAAACAATATTACACATAATATAAAAAATAGGCTCAAAAGGAAATGCCGGATCTCACCTCGACAAATCCTAATGAGCCAAAAATATCTTACACATTGAATGACCTTGAAGTGAGATCCCGTCATTCATTGTTTTATGACACAAATATAGCCATAATATTTATACCATAAACATAAGTAACAATAATTTATACTTATTGAATATAATTAAATTTCAGCTATTTGAAGAATCTTGATAAATGCTTACATTTGCATTCATAATTGATAATTGTTTATTCCCATCCGTCCGGGATGGATAGATGGGAATACAAAAATAGCCAATCAAATTGTTTTAAACAATTGACTGGCTATTTTTTTTGTCATACTATATCGGCTATCTTCCCCTATCAAAGTACCAATTAGCGTCCTCTCCGGACTCATCCTTATTCCTACCACCTAGAAAGAATCCCATCGTCATGCCGTTGGTCATCAACCAGTAGTCGGATGTCTGCTTAATATCCCTAGCCGTCTTGATATTATACCATTGCTTACCAAACGAGAACTTCATGAGCTGCCTCCATAGTTTGCTCTCGCCCTTATATACGCCGGTCTGGACAGTAGCGAACGGATCCCAGTTCCGAGGATCGGTGAGGTCGCCTAACTTCCGGGCGGTGACCAGCGGATCCTGTAGCATGTCTATGGCGTTAAGCTCCATGAACGGGGATGTCTGGGAGGCGATCTCATTGATCGTCCTGAACCCGATGTAGGTAATGAACTGCCCGAACCAGCTATCCTCATTATCCTCCCTATATCCCATCAATGCCCGTCCTATGGCCATCATCGTAGCGAATACCGCCATGTTGATAATCGATCTCTTGATATTGATCTGCTCGTAGGGGGTAAGCTTATCATACTCTTCCTTAAGCACGTCATATGCCTCTCCCATCCTGCCCTCGGACATCGATCCATAGACATTACCGGCCAGTCTCCATAACGTTCTCATATATCCTTCCTCAAACTGGTTGGTTTGGAAATTGAAACCGGCTTTCTTATACGCCCGCTGTACGGCCAATATAAACCATCCACGGTGAGGCAGCACCATATTAAGGATAGCGTTCCGGCTAGCCCCCACCCGGTTCTGCTCGTTCAAGGCGCCGTCACAGATCTGCACCATACTCCTTACCCTACTGGACAAGGTGGGTATATATCGGTCTATAATATCCTTGTTAGCCTCGTTCTTAGCCACGATCTTTCCGTCCTTGACATCTACCATGTTCCACATAGAATAATCCCTTAAACGCTCCCAATCGCGTTTAGCCTCGTTAGCGGACATATTCCTGTCCTTCATCATCATCTCCTTGAAATTGGAGTATGACCAGAACTGACCCTCATACAGGCGAGTGTCATCCATTACCGAGATAATAACCTGCGGGTCCAAAGGAGAGTTCAAAACCTCCATCATCTTAAATGGCAGATCCCGGAATAAGGTTCTCCAGATCTTGTTATATGCCGCCGATCGTACACGGTTGCGGACATTAAACACGCCTAGAGCTTCTCCAACGACATATAGCTTGTTGGTACGGTTTATGTCCCCGATCTCAGACACGTACGTACTCAACTGCTTCTGGGCTTCCCCATAGGCGTATTTCATGGAGTCCTTGCTTATATACTGCCCTACCATACCCTCCAAAAGGAAGTTGGCCTGCCCGGTAAGGGCGCCGGTAGCCGCGACGAATGGGGAGAAGCCTAAGTTGGATTTGGATACGAATTTGGTAAACATAAGAGCCAGCTTATTAAGATCGACCTTATAATTACCTATATTCCATTCCGCCCGCTTATTGTTTATCCTGACGTCATAGATACTGGCGTTAACCCAATCTTGGAACATCCTATAGGCATGCGTCGCCTCTGGGTTCTTACCGCCGTCGTATTGTGTCTCAAGCATCATGTTCCTGTATCCCATGACATCATCCAAGGCCGCCCTCTTATACTTGTAAGCGGTAGCCTGTAAGGATAACATGGAATAGGAGTAGGCGAAGTCATGGGACACGTCGTTGGCGTTCTCCAGCTTACTAAGATAGTATTTTGGGATCATACGATATTTGTTATCGTTCTCGTCAAGCCCTCCTAGGTCTTGTCCTTGACCGTGTATAGGGTCATCCACCCTCTCGCCAACGATATCACGTACGGAGTTGCCGATGGCCGCCTTCGGGTCAACCCCGGCCTGCACCATCCTCTCCACGCCGCCCTTGGATATTTGTGGTATCTGGTAGATATTCCTGAACCGCTCATCATAATCCTCCATAGCCTTACGGCTTATGTTAAGCAATTCTTTCCTCATCTCCCACTTATCCTTATTGATCGTAGCTTCCTCCCCCTCGTTGGTAATACCGTATTTCTTGAAGAAAGCCTCATTCTTGTACTTATCGAACCTAGGCGTATGATATCCATAACCCAGATCGGGATTATAATTAGGATTACGGAAAGAACTCTCGGCGTCAGCCTCATCAAGCCACTGGTTATTGATCGTCAGATCGATCATATTAATATCAAACCCGAAACGGGATACGCTCTCTTCCTTAGATATACCATTTTCTATGGCATCAAAGAACTCGGATACCTTATACGTACCGTTATTTATCTTGCTGATGAAATCAGAATATCCCTTGGGAGAGTATTTCCTCATATAAGGATACAACCGGGTTCTGGCGTACTCGACAAGGATCTTATCAGCCTTACCCATCGCTATGTCGTTAGCTAGCTTATTATTGAAGTCAGGACCGTATTTCCTTCTCAAAAACGATACCTCCACGGTTGTCCATGACGGGTTCTTCCTGGATAGCTTGGCGGCCATCCTATCCACCTGACTCCGGGAGCGGGCGGACATATGTTCCTTGGCGAATTTAATCTCATCCATACCCTTGTCGTATGCCATGGTGTCCCTTAAAGCGTTACGGTAAGAATCCGTGACACCACTCTCCACCGTATCTGGCATATCCATCTCAATAGCCTCAGCGGAAGCGGCGGCATTAATGACACTCTTAGCCTCGGCCAGACGATCATATAACTCGTTTATCTTCCTTAACGAGGCGGATCCACGTAACCTATCGAAATCATATTCCCCGTATCTCGTGCTATCCCGGTACTGGATAAGCAAAGGTCTTAGCTGGTCATTGATCTCGTTTATTGTCGCCATCGCCTCCTCTACCGCCTCTATCCTTGACGATGATGCGGATTGCTCCGTGATCTTATCAACCAGATTCTTGTAATAATCACCCTCCTCGGATCCCCACATATCCTTGGAGAAACCAAGATGACCACCGGCCAGCAGGAACTCGAACGCCGCCTTACCGCCCTCTGACCGCTCTATCCCGTGAAGTATCTCCTTGAATTCCGCGGAAGCCTTACGACCCTCTCTGGTGTTCCCGAACTCCTCGGCCCACGCCTCGTCCCATGCCTTGATTTCCTCGGACATCATCAGAGCCTCGGATCCCTCTTCCTTTGGCGTACCGTCAGAGTACCACTCGCTCTTGGCTATAGCCCTGTCACGTAAAATATCCAGATAAGATCTCCAAGCTATAGGATCGGATTGAAACGCCTTCCAATCGACCTTCCCGTTCCTCACGAACTTATCCATAGCCACATACCGGCTCCTGCGGATACGGGTCATGAAATCGGACGTAGCTTGAGATACCCTACGACCCAGTCTTTCCTCGACCTTCTTATTGACTTTCTCGATCTTATCGTAATAAGCCTGCACCATAGGTTTCTCCCGGTTCTCATCCAACCACTTATTTATCGTATCCAGATACCGTTGCTGATCCTCGAACGTCATGTCCGAGATATCGAAATTCTGGGTGGTAGGCTTGAATATATGATATACCTCCTTAGTGATAGGCTTATCCCCGTCATATCCTACTATGTCGTCACGGGTCTTCACCTTAAGGCCTCTATCGGATAGAAGAAGATCGATAAGCTGTTTCTCGGTCTTACCCGTAACATTCTTAAGATCATATATATCGATAATAGCCTTAGCCTGCTCGGTCCTGTATAGCAAATCGTATTTAGCGAAATCACGGGACGAGTCAAGGTAATCCGAGTTCTTCCCATTTATCTTCTGTATAAGATCCTCATTATCCTTTATCCCCCATCCACGCTCTTTCATCATCCTAGTCATCTTATTGATATTGGATATACCCTCGGTATGGGCTTCATTATGGGCCTTGGCTAGACGTTGGCCTAACATACCTAAAATAGCGTTACCACTATGCTCCAGCGTGCCAAAGAACCGGGACATGACATTGATATCCTTATGGATGTTATTTATCAACTTCTTTATCCCATTCCAATATCTTTCCGGGATATTAAACATCCTGAGCTGTCCATCCAGCCAGTCCTCATTACGATCACTTCGAAGAGCATTTATATCAGACATGGATGTCTCAGCCATACGTAATATATCATCCATATCCTCTACCATGCCAACCTTATTGCTGCCATAATAATCAGCCGCCTGATTATTGACGAATCCACGAAGGTTCCTGATCAGAGGAACTATCTCCCCATATACGTTATCGATAACCTGTATCGTCTCATAATCCAATCCTTTTCCGCTCTTACGTAGGCTACTGGCGACAGTGACCAAATACTCCACCTCAGCCTTGGCGGTCGCTATGACGCTCTTGGTGGATAATAGGTTGTTATTCTTATTTAGCTCACCCCCGACTTGTCTTACCTTCTCGCCTATATCACGTAGAAGGGAGATACTCTCACCGATCCTCTGGCTTTGGCTTGACCTCATCCTCTGCAATCTGGTATATAGTCTTTCCAATGACCTACCGTTCTTGATCAACTTATTAGCCACATCAACATCCGATAATGAGTACATGAGATGGTCGCTATCCTTTAACAGAAGCACGTCAAATGCGCTTGGATCATCAGCTAACGCCGACTCCTTTATCCTATCAAGAACCTTATTCAAATCCGATCTTTGGCTGGTAAAGAAATTACGTATGGCTCGTATCATCCTGCCAAACAAAGAAAGCTGGGCGTCCTCATCCGATGCCAGATCCTCCACCGCCTGTTCCATGCCCGGCACGAACCGCTGGGCCAGCGTCTTACCTAGGATCTCCCGCTTCACCATCCGATCCAGCTCCTCTCCTTGGTACTCCTTCCCATACACCTCATAGTAACGACCAGCGAACTGATTCCATAACGACGTGCCAACGACAGAATCCAGCACCTCGTCAATCTCCTGCTGGTTACGATAAGTATCGATCAAGAAATGGGCTACCTCCTCATTAAGATCCTCTACCGTAGCCCCCTCAGCCAAGGCAATAACCCCATTAGCCATATCGGATAAGGCCCTAGCCGAAGGCTCGACACCATTACGCATCTTATACTTATCCATATATTCGGACATACCCATCACACGGATACCTAACGTGGATAAGATGTTGGTGATATCAGTCCTGTTCTGAAGATCCTCCGCCTTCTCATTCTCAATAACCCCACGGACATTACTTCCGTACAAAGCGTTATCCTCCATCATCAACGACAAGGATAGCTCCATGAATCCATCATACTTGTTATTAAGCTCCTCAAACTTACCTTGCCTTAACATGCCCTTGATCTCCGATCTGCTTACCGTAACCTTCTCCCCGGACGTAGTGATAAGATCAAGATCGTTATTTACCTCCGTATCAAAACCTATAGAACCCAATACGTTCATTTCGGAGGACTGACTTCCAAACCTATTCCTTAGCCTAGACAAGGCATCCATAGCGTTATAGATCTTAAGACCATCAGAATTGCCGGCTCCAGTAAGATAATATCTATCCCCTAGTCTTATACGTTCCCCACTCAACATACCTTTCTTGATAAGGTAATTAATAAACCCTCCACGAGTACTTATATCTGAGTTTGAGCTAATACCAAGGACCGGGATGAACGAATCACTGTTGTTAAGGGTTATGGAGGACGAGCCAAAGGAGATGTCAGCCGTACCGGACGGGACGTCGCTCTCCTCGACACTGCCGGCCAAGAACCCGGCCTCGATCCGCCCACCGGACGAGCCTTTTATGGCGTTGGCGTAAGAGTCGTGTATCTTGCCGTCATCCGATCTAAAGAACAGGCGAGGCTCACCGGAATCATATACCAGTCTTGAAGATGGAGGAGTATAATTCTCAATATTATTTAACGGCAAGACATTACCAGAAAATATGATCTCACCATCTATATTTCCACCCTTCACCCTGATATTAAGACGTTGACCGGTAAAAGCGCTTTCCACGGCCTTCCATAACATACGGGCTGTCTCCCTAATATCTATATTCTCCCTGATAGCCCTTATATCATCCCATGACGCCTCTTTCAGTATCGTATCGCCAACATTATTCTCGTTTATGGAATCCAGATCCACCTCCTGTACCGTGGACGTATCTACCACAGCCATATCATTGACATCACCTACCTCTCCGGAGGTAAGATAAGCCACGACATTGTCGCTATTCCCAAGGCTTCTGGCCAACGCTGGGGCATCCATGTCGCTTATGGCGGACAGGACCTTGGCTGACATAAGCTGCCCCCACTCGCTAGCGTTAAGTTTGGCGCTTATGGATCTGGCCGCCTCTTTATTCCTTGGCACGGATCTAGTCCAGTCTCCAAACTTGGACCTGAAATTATCATTATAAATGGTCATATAAGCCTCAGCCGCCTTATCAAGGTTACTTACGGTAGCTATACCCGCTATCTTATCGAACAAGGTAGATACCTCGCCGGAAGGAGTCAAGACACGGGTTATCTTACCCTCCTTATTCCTTTTAATTACACAACTTGACATAAACAAATGTTTTTCACAAAGATAAATAAAAAAGCCCCTACAAGTTAGTAGAGGCTAATATTCTTATATATACCATATCAATCTGCCGTCCAGTAAGTATTCCCGTCCGCGAATTTACCGACACAATGACCGGCAAAACCGGCTATATACGCTGCATGTTCATCCTCCCCGACCTTAAATCCAAGCGACATATTACAGAACTGACACACACTCATAGCTACACGGAATGATTCGTGGCAGACTCTTCCTATTGTTATATTATCATCGCTTAAAAAGTTCCAAAGTATAGCGAATTGACCGTCATCGTCCTTATCCCTTACCAGATTCACGAAAGACGCTTCCTTATCCATATCATCCTTATCACCCCATTCTCCCTTATGATCCGGCTCCATGTTCTCGAAACGGTTACATAACGTCTCGTAATCCAATCCTACCGTGATAATCAACTTCAACGGATATACCACGAAATCAAATTCCTGCTCTCTCATAATTTTTTTAATTTTTCTATAACCTCAAAACACATCTTGCACTCAATCCTACGATACAACTGCCTTACGCCATCTACCGTAACCCAATAACGATCACCATCACGGTGCAGGAACTCACTCATAACCTTGGTATCAGCCACATCATGTAAATCATATGAACTGAAACATAACTTACATATATCGTCAAGATCAAAATAAGTAACCTTATTATACGACATACAACGGATTTGTCTTCCATCAGGAATCTGAACATCGAAAACATTTATCTTCTCCATATTAAAAAATAGAGGGATACCGATCCCATCACAGACCGGTATCCCTTATAATAAATTAGCGACGAAAAGCATGGTGATGGACATGCGCCACAAATGTAATTACAAAATTCGTAAAAACAAAATATCAAGGACAATCACCTGTGCATTCGCACGGAGCATCGCTTTTCAAAACCCCATACACCCGATTGTCGCTAGTCAGCCATCGTTTACCGTCGCTCGTGATATAAGCCTGCCGGCATCCCTCCTGATTCACCGTGAGCGTCTTCTTAACACCTTTTGGAGTTGTTATCTCCAACTCAAGGGTACGATCAAGACCTTTGTTCATTACCGAACCAAAAGAAACAGCGGCGTTACCGGTCCCGGACCCGGGGCTGACGGTCAAGTGCTGGTCCGTCACCTCGCCTACCCCGTCTTTCCAATTAATATCTATATCATTCATCCTATTTAATGCTTTTTGTAAATACTCATCGCTTAATGTCCTATCATAAATATCAAGAGCATAAAGAGCTCCATTCCACACATAAGCTTGAACACCCCTAGAGAAAGTGCCTATATATAAATTATCCACGGTTGATGTATAATTTGAAGATACAAGATCCATCTCTCCATTGTAAGACTCCTTAGTTACATAAACGATCGATAATTCAGGGTTATATATATCTTTTACAGCAATATCCTTACTACCAAGACGTACATATACATTTTTGGAATACGCTAATTCACTACAAAATTGCTGAGCCTGATTCGTTGATACACTTTTAGATAAAAAGCAATTAGTGGATTTAGAAGGATTCAAATTAATTCTTTTATATACAAACGTAAAATCATTGATGGCCGGGAAATTCTCGCATATACCATAATCATCAATACCATCAAATACAAGAGCGCCACCTTCGTATCCAGAACCAAGCGTAAACCCAAAATTCTTCAACACAATATCGTGACCGTTTCCAGACAAGTCCTTTAACACGTCTCTATCTGCGTCACTGTTGCCCTTACCATTACATCTATAAGAAGCCACTAAATAATCATCTATATTAGCCATAATCTTTTTTCTTACAAATATACTAAAACAAACAAACCCCAATCAGCTTAAGTCGATCGGGGTTTGAATAAACAATGAAAATCGATTATAATCTTCCTAACATCCTCATCACGGTTCTAGAGGCAGCATTTTTCCATGTCCACTCATCGTTAGATGTTACGTTAACTGTCTGAGCGGAACCGTTAACATCCAAATTGATAGTTTCCTTATCAATCTCAAGAGTAGAGTCACCAGCGGCTTGAGTGATGGTAACTTGCGCCTTTTGTCCACCGGCAGCCGTTACGCTTAGCATAGCCACCAACTCCTCGATAGAGACATTGGCAGGAACATTGGAGATAGTAATACTCCAAACAAACTCTCCGGTAGCACCAGGATCGTCAGCGATAATAGCGCCGTTAGCTGTCTGCTTACCAGCCGCCGTATAATTCTCGGGGAGCTGTAAAGTCAGGCCATTCTCCTCCACCGGAGTAGCAGCGAAAGTAAGCTTAGTACTATTAGACTTACCTGTGATAGTTACATTACCACCGGTTTTAGCGACAGTGGCCGTAGGACTATCCGAAGTCACGGACTCAGCGGCGGCGGCCTGATTAACTACCAACGCTTTTTGAACGCCACCGTTAGTAACGACAATAAGATTAGCTGTACGCTCAAGACGACCTGTATATTTATCTCCTGATATAGATACCGCCTGATCACCTGATCCTGATACCGGATCGACTGTTACAAAACCAAATTTTTGTGATGCCATATTCAAATGATTTAAAAAATGTCTTTTTATTATGCCAAAAATAATCTATATTTAATTACACGTCAAATATAGGGGGGGTAGATACGACTAGCCCTGTACAACCTCAACATACAACCCTACTAAGTCCTTTAAATTATGACTAAGAGGAGTTCCACTATCCCTTGTGCATTTATACACGTCAGCGTTCTGAATGTAATATTTATCCTTAAATATCTCCATAGGAGGGAAATAAGGGATAGGATCACCTATAGTCCCGGCATGCTCCTTGTCAACAACCTTATATAAGGAGGCCGTACTGAGTCCAGGCTCCCATTCTGACGATAACGTATGAGGCTGGATAACCTCGTAAAGGATATCCGTATCCTCCTTAACTACCCTAAGACAAAATCCGGTATCCACGGATAGCCCGAACTCCGCTCCTTCTTGTCCCCATATAGGAAATAGGACCTTAACATCCAATTTCTCGTTGGATGATAAGGATAAAGATTTGTCATTAACCAACATCCTAGAAAACTCGACAGCTACTTTTTGAGGATCGAGAGCATCCTTCTCCTTCGCCTGTTGCTGGATGTACGCCGTGGTAACACTTACCTTATCGGGATAGCCGGACTGAGCGTCAATAGCCCTCACCTGCTCTACGGTAGTGGCTAAGCTTACTCCCCTCTGTTTGGCTCCTAACGCCGACATCAGGTCATTATCGTACTTATCCATCATCCCGATCAAGATCTTGCCTTCCGTCATATCGAACTCCAGACCTATGATCGTTATCTTACCAGCTATAGCCCCATCAGCCAAAGCGTTACGCCTATCATATTCAGGGATATAGATATTTTGGTCATCCAAGAAAAACTCATGAAGATTATTATTCTCATAAGTCCTGATCTCCTCATACTTAGCCGATTTCTCCTCATTAAGAAGCCTTGAGTCATCCAATTTAGCCTCGATAATTTCCTTAACCGTAGCTTTAGGATTGGCCTCCTTGAACGCCAGTTGCTCCTCGCCTAGTTCTATCCATGGGGCAGGATTCCCATTAATGTAGTCATCATAACTATTGCCCTTGGCGTAATTATCATCAAGAGGTTCGTCTAAAACCAACATATTGGGATATATTTCCCTGTTTATATATACATATGCCATAATCTGTTCTTTAATCTTGTTCTTTAACGGCGATGCTATACTTGCCTGAAGCGTAACACCAGATATTTATCTCGAAAGGCTTGTTAGCTGTAGTGGTTATAGAAGTACCACTCATGCTTACATAAGCTCCAGAGTTTGGTATAGCCTGTGTAAACGCTGCCGACGGGACGCACCTGATCATCAGCTCCTCTCCTATCTGCATGCCTGAAGCCACGGATAGGGTGGTAGCGGCTGATAACGTAGCCGTGATACTTCTCTTGCTAATAGGCAGATTAGCTAATGTCGTGACCGTATTAACTCCTATAAGCCTATTCATGGTCTTCTTGTCAGCCGCCGCCATCAACCCGTTAGTAGACTCGTTGGCTACGGCGTATGTCGTGTTAGGAGGTGTAGCCCAAGTGCCATCTCCACGCATGAAACTGGATGTGCTTCCATTAAGCTATCTCAACAAGCCGTTAGCTGTAGTAGAGGCTAATCCGTATGTGGTATTGGTAGGCACTACCCACGTTCCATCGCCACGAAGAAAAGATGCCTGCTTGCCAGCGGCTGGGGCCGGTACCAATCCCGCAGCACCAGCCGCTGAAGCCGTAGCTGCCTTCATATTGGCGTAAGTGGTATTAGTGTCTTTATAATAAGGGACACCACTGACAATAGGACAGGCGGTATAGCCAGAAGCGCTGGTTACCGTACTCCCGTTCTTTACCAGACCTGTAGACCCGTTAGCTCCTACAACACCATACGTCGTATTAGTGTCTGTCCAAGGCACATTAACATACATCTTTCCGCTACTATCCAGCTCTACCGGATAATTCTTGCCATTCTCCTCATATCCGATCATTACCAGCCCAAGGGTCGATGTATTGGCCTTGGCGTATGTGGTATTAGTAGGGACAACCCACGTGCCATCACCACGAAGAAAAGAGGTTTGTTTACCTGCGGAGGGAGCTGGCACCAATCCCGCAGCTCCAGCCGCTGACGAAGTAGCACCACGCATATTACTATAGGTGGTATTTGGAGGCGTCTGCCATGTTCCATCGCCACGAAGATACTTACCTTGCGCTCCAGCGGAAGGAGCAGGGACCAAGCCGGCCTTCCCCGCAGCGGAGGAGGTAGCCGCCCCCATATTGGAATATGTGGTGTTGGTATCCGTCCACGGAACATTCACATACATCCTGCCGCTACCGTCAAGAACAACAGGATAGTTCTTGCCATTGGCAGAGTATCCGATCTTAACAAGACCTAGATTATCGCTCGTGGCTTGAGCATAAGTCGTGTTATTATCAGTCCAAGGGACATTCACATACATCTTCCCATTAGGGTCCAAGGATACGGCGTAGTTCTTCCCACTAGAGGAATAACCGATCTTAACCAATCCTAAAGTGTCGGCCGTGGCTTCATTATACGTGGTGTTATTATCTGTCCATGGAACGTTAACGTAAGCGTTGCCGGACGAATCCAGTTGCACCTTATAGTTCTTCCCGGAAGTCGTATATCCTACCTTAATACCGCCAAGAACGGTAGCGGAGGACGTGGGAGGGGCGAAGGTACTTGGTTTGCCCGTAACCCCGGACCAAGGCACGGAGGAAGCCTGACTGGCCGTGTAAGGCTCATACCCATCCTCACTGCTTAATTTAGACTCGTCTTTTATCAGATACATCTTACCTGTAGACGTGACCTTTACCGTATCACCACTTTGAGCCGTAGCGGTGGTAAGGGCGAATCTAGCCGTATCATCAGCTACCACGACCAATCTCTCCAAAGCCGCCTTAGGTAACCTATCTATGCTGATGGTTCCGGACGCGATCTTAGAGGCATCAAAATTGGCCAATGTCGTGGAGATAGTTACGTTGCCTCCGAAGTCCGATGAGACACTACCGGTAACAGCCCCGGACAGCGCTATGGTCCTAGCCGCCTGTAATTTCGTGGCGGTAGGGGCATTATCCGTCTTAAGAGCATATTTGGTAAGATCAATATCATTAGCCTTATCCAAAAGCTGATCTATCTGCTTACCATTGTATTTACCTTGAAAATCTTCCATATCAAACTTATTTTTTGCTCAAATATAGTTATATACATAAATACCAAGAAATCGAGGGGGGGGAGATACGGGTAAGTGTCAAAAACTGCCGTCCCCGTGCAGGAATCCGCTACGGAATATAATAGCCTTGTCTTTAAGTTTCTGGACAGATTCCCATTCCCATTCACCCTCACAAGGCCTTATGACATACTTATTGCCCCATGTCTTGAACTTCCTCTCTATAACGAACATCTCCGAGTCTTTCAAGACATGGAAGATACTTCCTACAGGGAAATACTTATCCGTCCTCAATATAACACGATGATGTTTCTCGTCATATTCAGGATCACCCACGATACGTGCTTTATAAAACTGGAAATCGTTTAACGTTTGATCCACGGGATCTATCCAATAATACCCCTTACCCATTGCTATTCATGTTTATTTATCTATATTTGCGGTGTAGTAACTCATAATGTTTTAAGTGATTTTCAACCAAAGGGGAAGGGTGTCCGTGAGGATGCCTTTTTTCATTCCCGCCCTCCCTCCCTCTGAACAAAAGATCTACCTCGAACAAATGTAGCTATAATAAAGTTACGGGCAAAAAGAAACCCCATCGGTATTCTATCGCCGACAGGGTTCTTCCAACGTTGTATCAAATCATATCATCTCACTCCATTTGATTGTGTCACCGACGAAGCACCGCACCGCCAGATACCTTACGAACGCCGTACCTTCCGGGGCGTCAGGGTCTTCCAGATAAGCCAAGACAGCCTTGACTATTTTCTGGTCGCAGTCCAATACCTTAGGAAAGTAATCGCTATAGAACATAGCGAACAGATATTGGATATCTCCCCAAGTGGCGTTATCCGGTTTCTTGGCCCCGCATTTATCGAACATCTGCTTAGCGTCCTCCATCGTCCATCTTCTCTTGGATCCGTCAGCGTTAAGCATCTTGTCGGCGGCTTCCCTAGCCAACTCCTTGGAAAAGTGATATCCATGGGTGTCTATGTACCGCTTATAATCCGGGTCATCAGCGTCTGCTCCTCAGTAGTAACGACTCCTGCGTCCCCTGCGCATATACGGCTCGGTGCCTTCGTACTCGTCACGGATGTTACGCTCACCGAACCATCCCCTGCGATACATCTCGTCCTCACGCTCATGGCGTTTCTCACGTTTCTCAAGCTCCCGCTCGTCACGTTCCAATTCCCTCTCACGTCTTTCGAGATCACGTTCACGACGTTCTAGCTCTTCCATTCTCTCCTCATGCTCCTTGCCGAAATGGTCGTATATTCCACCACCATAACCCATGTAAGTCCCATCGGAGCGGCGTGAGCGTCCCCTACCACCTCTGCGGTCGTAGATCTCATCATCATATTCCTCTTGGCCGTTGCCTAAATCTATAACTCTCATATTAACCTAATTTTTTAATTAACAACTCTTTTAGCTCATCGAAGGAAGATCCCATCCTATCGACCTTCTCCTCAAGATTCTTAATCTTTCGGTCTTGATCCTTAGTCTGCTTAAAAGCCGGATTAATTTCCTCAAGGATCGAATCACAAGCCTCTAACGTCCTCCTATGCTTATCGATACTATCGAGAATATCGGAGCTAGTCCTCTTGGCGGCGTTAAGCTGGTTCATGATCGGATCGACCGAGCAGGCCAAAGTTATGTTATTAGACATAGCGACATCCCTGCTCTCCGGTACGACATAGGTCATGGAAGACCCGTTTATCTCCACGGTAAGGTCTATCACCCTATCCTGTAGTTGCTGATATTGCCCCATCTGACCCATCTGGGGTTGCTGGAACCTAGGCTCTGACACGTTAACCACATTCCCCATCCTGAACACCGGAATATCGGACGTATCCAGCGTATATACTTGAAATCCTTTCTTTAAGTCTCTAAACATATCTCGATTTTTAAGCGGGAGGGAATACCCTCCCATTAGACATCCAATCTAACCTATTCCTCATCAACAGTCGTCTCCGACGCTGGCGCGGCGGTTGTAGGCACACAGCAATCCATGAGCCTCAATACACCCCTTACCTTGTTGAAATAAACAAGGCGTTCGGTGTTGTTAACCATAGCCGCTCCGGTCACAGCCACGTTGATCGGGTTCACCACAGCCACGCCGGTTACCGGGCAGCATGTGTCGTCACCGACCGTGGATACGGTGCTGTTCGCCGGGATAGCTATCTGCACTGGCAGCGCCTCGCCTGCCGCCGGAACCACCTGCCGGATTTTCAGCAGCAGAAGACCCTCGCATGGCAAGGACAGCCATATCCTTGGGTTGATGCCGAAGATGGTGTTGGTAGTAGTCACTACCACGTTCTTCGTGACCAACTCATAAAGAGACCCTATTTTAGAAACACAAGACATTTTTAAATATTTTTTACTGTGTTTATAATCTTAAATAACTACATTCGCGTCTGGGATAGGCAGAGGTCGCGTCTTTGCTGATAAGGGTTTCTCTAAGTTCTCCCTTCCCATTCTCTTTAAAAACTTAGTCCACATTTTAAAAATTAGAGAAAATGACGAACGAAGAATTTATTAAGAACATCTCCTTTGAGGGAGAGGAATGGAGAGACGTAGTCGGATTTGAGGGACTTTATATGGTATCATCCTTTGGGAGAGTAATTTCCCTTAAAAGAGAAGTTAGAAATACACATTGCTCTTACAGAGTTGTAGGACAACATATACTAACACCAAATAAAAATACAAGTAGACCCAAATATATAAGACACAGTTATCATCTATATAAAAACAAAAGAAATAGAAAATCAATAACAGCCCATAGAATCGTAGCTACCGCATTTATCCCCAATCCTAATAATTATCCAGATATAGACCATATAGACGGAAATCCTCTGAATAATAATGTACACAATTTAAGATGGTGCAATCAAGTTATGAACATGAACAATCCGATCACAAGAAAAAGACTGTCTAACTCTAAAACAGGCAAACTAAACACAAAGAAAAGCATGCCTGTCGTACGAATCGGCAATGATGGAATGATTGAAACATTTCCCTCCGTGATGGAAGCATATAGAAATGGATATAATCACTCATCTATACTAAAATGTTGCAAACATAAAATGCACACACATAAAGGATGTAAATGGATGTTTTTATCCGATTACGAAAACCTTACCAGTAAATCAAAGAACGATATCTGCCAAACGTCAGACTAAAAATTAAATAGCTGCGTTCCCGTTGTTGCAACAACCATTATTGCAACCGCAACTATTGTTGCAACAACCTCCATTATACCCATTAAATCCATAAGGATATCCGCCATAGCCATTACTTGCAAATGGGTTGCAGACTAAATAGCTGGGCACCGGGCAAGGACGAATCTGGTTAACAATGTTTTGAGTTTGAGCTTGCTGAGCGGCAAATAACTCCAACGTCTGTTTTTGTTCACGCAACGAATCAATCGTATGCTGCATTTCCCTCTTCTCAAGATCACAGAAAGCATTCTGAATTTGCTGAGATTGAGCATCAATCTTAGCGCTCAAGATATTGAACTGCGTAGTAGCCTGCTCACGATTGTTTGTCAATCCTTGGTTGATGTTACTCTGAAGAACATTGGTTTGCTCTAACGTCCGTAATTGATTGTCAAAGCCTTGCTGCGTTATCATATTTTGAGTAGCGCACGTGCTTTGGTTGATCAAAGAACTCAAATTGCAGCAGCAGGAGCTAATCTGGTTACCGATCTCACATCCTTGTTGCTGTACGGCGTTAATAACAGCCTGAGAAGTCATACCTACCTGACCAGCTACCTTATCGATAGCGCCTTGCACGTTACAGATAGCGCTTTGCAATTGAGTAGTAGTACAGTTCAAGGCGTTAGCGATCTGCTCGATAGCGCTTCTGTTACCTTGGATAGCCTGCATCAGAAGCTCACGGCCATAGTCGTTGTTCAATTGAGCCGGAAGACCGTTAGCGCAACAATCATTTCCATTACCACCAAAACCATTCCCGAAACCACGTCCGCCCCATAACCAGAATAGGACGATGATCCACAACCACCAGCCGTTAGCCCCTCCGAACTGGTCTTGGTTGTTACGACCGTTCATCAACGCAGCGACTAAATTCGGATCCATCTTATTACCACCCAAAAGGCTGGTAAACATACCCGGAATCATAGATAATAAACCATTAGCGGCGCTACCGCTCCCGGAACCCATGCCGTCTAACAGCACGATTTTGTCTCCACTTGTACCCATGTCTATTTATTTTTGAATTAATAATAAACCCACCTGATGGCGGGCGTTACAAAGTTCAAAAATTAATAATCCTGGGATCGTGATATATGTCACCATCAAGGCACGTCATGTCATGCAATTGGTATTAATAAGAACCGGTACAAGACAAAAAAATCCGGAACGTATCACTACGGCCCGGATTCATGCAAATCTATAAATTCAATGTTTCAATGCTCGAAAGAAAACGTCTCACGACGTCAAAGAGAGATTAATTACACGAAAAATCTCGCATCAACTTATTTGTATTAGCAGTGTATTCATTAATTATCTTACTGGATGAGGGATTATCCTCTACCCTTGATAGACGGTTATCGTCACTTCTTACCGTAACGTCACCTATCTTTCGTACCATACTATCCTGATATGATGATGGGTCCGAATATATAAAATTATCCACGAAGCTATATATCCCGCCATTAACCGTCTCACCCACCTTCTCATATAGACCAGATTGGAAAGACACGAAATCATCATACCTTCCACGAGCCAAGAACAAGCCGTCCGGTCTCGCCTCGACACCGCCGTTGACCTCCCGGAGCAGGCCCGGATTCCTTTGGTATAGATATCGATAAAAACCGACATCCATCATCCTATCCTGTCTATCCAGATAGAAAAGATCCCTCATGCTGCTGTCGCTGGACTCGATAGCCACATCAAACAACAGATCTCTTACCTGACCATCCGGCAACGACATCTCCATGCTTTTTAACGTACCTCTGTCATGGTGGTTCAAAGATACGTTATAAAATCCATTAAAATCAAGGAAGCGCAAGACATTATTATATAAATCCGATTTTTTTAACCTTTCCTTGATCTGGATCTTCCTCAACGATGTACAGGATTTGATAAAATCCCGATCCTTTCCCTGCCTAGCCTCGTATCTCCTGAACTCCCGATCAATATCGACATCATCCATCTTAGGGGTTACGGGATGCTGGTATATCAATCTGGTAAGGATCATGTTCTCGGTATTCGAGGATGAGATGTTGGACATAACCAGCTTTTTTATATTATCCTTGACCACGCCAATATCGGAACGGGAAGCCCCGGCGGGAATCACGCCAGCCGGCAAGTACGAGGGCCGCTCTATCCCGATATCGGCCAACATCTCATAGGCCTGATCGGTGTCGGTTATCGGGGCTGTGTTGTGGTACGTATTCCTACCCATATACAACATGCTCCTATCATACATATCGGAAGGGGATGTATTCCCGGACCTTACATACACCATCCTATCCCCAGTAGAATAAGTATCCTGAACCTCGTATATCGGATTCCCTTTTCCTGTTATCCTATCAAGATCGGAGATAAAGCTATCGTATACCGAATTGCCGGCCTGTATGGAAGATAACATGACATCCAGCGACGCCATAAGATCACGGATATCCTCCGGTCTGGATATAACCATCTCATCGCTGATCGCCTCGCTTATATCCACGCCCATGTCGGCAAGATCCATAGCTATGTCATACAGACGTCCGGAAACGTCCTTGATGTCCTTAAAATCATCCATGTCGATTATCTCCCCAACCTTACCCCTTAGGGCTTTCATGTCCTTAGGCGTACTGATATACGGTATGGTGCTATTGGAGCATGAGTCGGTAATCGTATTTCCGTCCTGACTCCGAACCTCCATACGGGTCATATTACGATACGTGTCATACATCCGATCTGCGTAATCCTGATCCTCCTGATACCGGAGTGCCAAGGAAGGGTATGGGATGGAGGCGAAAGCCTGATCGAACTCCCGGCGGTCGCTGATACCGCCTACCGCCCTCATGATCGTATCCCTTACCTCTATTGGATTCAAGCCCCTTCTCTTTCCTAACGAGTCATATGTATCCTCATATATCATATAATCATCACCAAGGCCTGACTCGGAGGACAGGAAATACATATCCTTCTCATTAAGATTCCCCTCAGACATAAAATCGACAATCCTCCTCATCATATCCCTTACCCGCTCATACTCCGATCGGTTAGTCATGATATTATCAATCTCATCAGCGTCATACATCCCAGATCGCTCAAGATTGTACCTATTGAGGAATATATCACCGCCGGAAAGGAAGTTAGATACGATCATATCATTAAGATCATTGATATTATCAACGCCCAAGGAAGTAAGGGTATTATTGATATCCTTAACCTCGTCAGCCATGAAATTACCCACAGCATAATTCTTTTGTTTGATAAAGGACATGACATCATCATACTTAGGCTCCCCATTGCTATCTAAGTCGTATTCTGATGGCATGGACATCCAATCGCCAAAGAAGGACACGAAGTCGGGGGAGTAGGCCGTACCCCAGACCGATAAGGCCTGCTTCTGGTCGCCCAGCACCTCCATCGCCCTTTGGTATAATCCGGATGGTTGGTTATTAGGGGCAAGGACATTATCTACCCTACCCTCCTTATTTTTTATAACATAACAAGATCGTCCCATTACTAAATCGTTTTGACACAAAGATATAAAATCCCGCCTACTCTCACGAGCGGACGGGACACCAAAATAACAACATAATAACAAACCTTATGTTTCTCCGAAAAGTGCAAATCTTTTTGCCGATCCTCACGAACAGGCAAAAACTCAATCCTAAATTATAAAAAATGGAGTTTATCGTTTAGCGAAAATATCTTTATCTGATCTACTCAGAACCCTGCCTTTCAATTCCAAGAACCTAGGCATCCATTCTTTAGATATCTTAGACACGATCCACTGAAATCCCTTAGGAGTCACATAGACAGTATTAGTGCCATAGAACTCGTCATCATTACGATATCTATAACGAGCATAACCGCTGTCTATCATCCTTTGGGAAAGCAACCACCTCTTACCGGTCTTAGCGAAGAACTTCTTATCCTCAAGCAATATTCGAAGATTCTTCTCCGCTATATCATATCCATGAGCCTCTAGCTTTTCCCGAACCTCTCTGATCAACATATCTGTCTCTTGGGCTATTTCGGCTGTCTTAGCAAACTCAACCATAGGAGCCTGTTCTTTAATGATATTATCGGATATCCTTTTGGCTTCCTCTGCCGCTTTCTTCGCCTCAGCTAACGCACGCTTCTCCTTTTCCGATTTAAGCAAAGCCTCTAATGCCTCTATATAATCAGATGGAAGTTCATTCTTTGATGGCATATTGTTAGATGGCATAGAATAGGAACCTGTTTTCCTAATAAAAGGGAGAACCTCCGATGTTACCCATCTTTTGAATTTCTTAGCAAACTCCTTCTTAGATGACATAATTAAAGTATACATACCAGACTCATTAATAATCTTTATCTGGCTAACATATTGATTGTGAATAGGGGTGGAATCGTAGGCCTCCCTATCTTCTGACAATCTCAGCATTTTACAATCCTCGTCATCTACCAACCTTCTTACAGCATCCCTAGGATCTGCATACCCTAAACATTTAGCTACATCATTACCGACAAACCATGGTTCATGTTTCTCATCCAACAATACTCTCACATCCCCAAAATCAGGATTCTCAAATAATTTTAAATTATCATCCATAATATAAAACAACGAGAGCCACCAGCGTCCGTTACTCCACTGATAGCTCTCATTTATCGCCTACGCCTAAGCGATATTAATATCTTCTTCTGGTCTAGCAACGGATAGACACCGCAAATATAAGACCTTATTTTGAAACTACAAACAAACAAGAGATATTTTTACAAAAAATGTAATCAGCCATATTCCTCTGTCATATATAAAGCGTAGCTATACCTATCCTCTATCATCTCCACCACCTTCTTGATATCAGATAAAGTTAGTTTCTTTATCTCCATATTCCTACTATCCATCCTGACAAAAGAGTTCTTGAACTCCTGCTCGGTTATAGCATCCAACCTAAATAGATTGTATTTTATAAGTAACTGGGTTACGTCAAATATCAGGATATTAAGATCAATATCATCCTTCAACTCATCAAGAAGATCACGCATCATGGCTTTGATAGCATCAGTATCAAGTTCCAGCTTCTCGGCTTCCCTCATCAACTTCTTAATGATGCCATTGTACTCGATTATGATATTAGCGTTATCATCATCGGTAGGCAGAAGAATATCCATCGTACATTCTATACCAACCTTATCACTAAGCCTTTTATTGAACTCAGTCATATAATCAAAAGCCTGATCCCTGCTTAATGAGTATGTATGGTCAAGCAACTGCCTTTGTCTGTTATTGACAAAATAATGACTGGTATATAACATCATCAAGACCTTCACTCGCTGGATACGTAAGTCTTGCATGATCTTCCGGTGTAAAAAAGAATCTAATTGCATGGTATAAAGAGTCCCCACCGGGGCCATCACACACCCGACAGGGACCAACTTTTAAATATCTTACTCGTCAGGTGATGGACTGACACCGCAAAGATAAGACGAATAAATTTACCTAGCAAGGATTTTCCGCCTCATTTTCTCCGGATACTACGTTGCCATCGGAAACCAAAGACTTGTCCTCGGCAGCCTTCGTAGGCGAAGCGGAACCCGATTGGGAGCCGGACGGGTTGACGAACGGGGTCTCTGTCTCCTCGAAGAACGTCTCATCTCTCCTAATACTCATCCTGAACTTAGGAGCTATGAAAGGATCGTTATTAAGATCTATGTTGATCGTAACGTCATTCATCAAAATATCCTCCTTAGTTCTGGAATCACCTATCCATCCTCTTACGTCAGCGGTCATAGGCATCCTGCTAGCCGCCTCCTTAACAGCTTTAAGCCGGTTCTTGATAACACCCACGTCCCCAGCCAGCGGGATCATATACGTCTTATTATCCAACCCGGATCTGGCTATAGCGTTATTAAGATCCATTATATCATCAATACTTACGCCTCCGCCTAGACCCTCCGTAATCCTATCAGCCATCGATTCGATCATGGATGAAAATGACGATATATCCTGATTTTTCAATCTTACGGGGTACAGGTAATTTCTTCCATTTCCTGTCTTTATAGCTACGACCGGGATACGTGAATTTTTATAATCACCATACTTGTCCCTGACGATAGCCGTACAGAACGGGAATATATTATACTTAATATTATCCCTCATCGTAACCTCCCCATTCTCTATATATCCTACGCTCTCAACCTTACCAACCGTCTCGTTGGTAAAGTCATTCTCGGATACCATCAACGTACCATTATCATCACTTACGCTAAAATTAGGTCTTCCCGGCAAAACACTGGTAACTGTACCTACAAACGGTATATCAATCTCGCCAGCGACAGATCCCACATTATCCCTATACAACTCAAAGGCCATACTCCTTAAATCAGCGTTACTCCCTTTTGAGTCTGGATCATTGGCTTTTAGCACCGAGACGAAATTTCCGTCGCTATCCACGATCTTAATAACCATATTATCAACCAGCTCTCGGTAAGCCGACTTAGTCTCATCAGAATTAGGGTCAACGGCGTTAAGACTATTGTATTTATCATACAATTCCTTGGTATATGGATCTGACATATCCATCTTAAACCTTACCATATCACCCTTGCGAAGGCTAGCCGTTGCTTCCTGATTCACCGACTCGTTGTTAGACCCAAACGTATCACCCGTGTAATAAGGAACAATAGACCCATCCTGCCCCTTGCGATACACCATGAACCAGTTGGAGGTCGATAAGGCGGTCTGCCGCCCCAATATGACACCGGTAGCGTTCTCGAAAGCCTGAGCGTCATCCTCGCTAATCATCCATCTTGAGTGGTTATCTGACTCTATAACAGTAAATATGTCGGTTCCGTTGGTGAAATCCATCACCCTTCCATTATCAGTATCAGTGGCATCAGACCTTTTAAGCCCGGACCCCGCCATAAACCTGTCAAGCCTCATTCCACCAACCTCATAATACATGACCCCACCGATCTCTCTCTTCTGGGCCATCAACACCACCGGATTCTGGGCGGCGTTAACTTCCGTCCTGCCGGTGGATGTCCCGGGTTCGCTCTCTGTGAGGACATCACCCATAGGTATGGATTTATCGTAATCCTTGACAGCTATACTTCCATTATTATACAGCCTCATCCATTCCACGAATTGAAGAAGAGGATCATCAGAATAATTATTGATAATATCAATAGCCTCATTAAGTTTATCATGATCAACTTCATTCCCGTTGTCAATATCATTCATAAGATCATTGTAAGTCTGTATAGCCCCCTTAACCTGATCCTTATCAAGACCATTAATGTTTATATCTATGATATCATCAATAGTATCTCTGATGTTATTTAAGACGTTATCGTTGGTATTTAACCTATCTATCATTGACCTAATCTTATTAAGCCTAGCTATAGGATTATCGCCAAACCCATTTACAAGATCATTGATACGATCCTTATTATTATCATATATCTGCCTCTCCCTAGGAGATAAGACATCCTCATTACCGTTCCATATCTTTATAGCTATATTATTGATTCTATCGTCAGAAGGATTTATGATATCCTCATCATCAGGAACCCTCTCGACTATACTACCTTCATCGGTCTTAATCTCGTTCTCCATAGATCTGGCGATCATATGATTATAGGTCTTGAACATAAATGCTTCGTCCTCTCCTATAAGACCATCTTGATAAGCCTTATCTATGGCCTGATCATTGGCATAAAGGGAATTAGCATCAGGATCATCGGTATTCCTGAAATCATACTTGCTGTCATCCTCCTCATAAGTCTTCCCCCATGCGTTCGATAATATCTTCATGAACCCGCGCTCCTGCGCCCGGATGAATCTTCTGTCACGCATACGACGAAGTGACTCGTTTATATTCTTATAAGCCACAAGATTATGACGATACTCGCTAAGCAACGCCATAGCCTCCTTATGATTATCAACCCCACGGATAGATACGGCATTCTCAAAACCGACTATAGTCTCATAAGCTGCCATAAGATCGGCGGCGCTGATCCTTGATTCATCCCTGTTTAATAACAGCTTAGATATATCTGTCTCTGAGTTAACTAACGTAGCTAATCTCCTCTCCAAAGCAATCCTATCCTCCGTCAATTTAAGAAGTCTATCATTCTCATTGGCTAACTTGACCTTATCAGACTCAAGAGCTTCCTTAGATGTGACACTCTGCTGAAGCTTCAAAACATTCTTCTCCATTTTCTGTATATCATCTGTAAGCTTCCTGAGTTTCTCAAGATCCCTACTCGAATCAGGATTAAGACGAGAATATATATCTAAAGCAGGTCCTATATCTGTATTGTATATCCTTCCTAACTGATTAGCGATATCATCCAAGTTATCCTTAGCCTCAAGACCGTTATAAGCCATGTTGGAGATATAGGTGTTAAATGATCTATTGGATATACCATCGGTAAGGGAGTCGGCAAATCTGCTGGCCATAGTAAAATTATCAACCTTCTTATTGAACTCACTGATAAGGTTGGACTTATACTCATTTACCTGCTCATCTGTCATATTCATATCGGAGGCTATATCGCTATTAGGTATAGACTCGATGACTGTCTTGAAATTCTCCTTGGTATCATCTAACATCCCCATTTCCTGATCATAACGAAGACGGTTGAATACGGCATCACTAAAAGTCTTATCTACGATTCTAGAATTAGGTATATCGTCAGCGTTATTATCCGTACTTAAGCCTGATAATTGAGCGTTCAGGGCCATGCTGCCACGAATAGCTTGGACAGCCGCCGAGGTCAAGGCGCCGGCATTAGTGTTGTAGGCCTCTACCATCCCCTTATTACGGGACATGTCTTGGCTCCATTCCTTTATACCTCCAAGGCTTCTTACACCCCTAACCGATCCGATAATCATACCGATGCCGATCTCCTTCCAGCCCTGATTAGATCCGTAAGTCTCCTTGAACCCGTTCTTTATAGCCTCCATATAACCTATATTCTGGCGAATAGCCATGGGATTGTATCTTGATTCCACCCAATCCTCCGCGGACTTGCTGGACACACCTTGAAGACCTTCCTCGAACAAACCCTCAGATACCGGTCGCTTGATGATATTAAACGTATTACCAGCTATTTTCTGCCATTTCTTTGGTGTTATAGCCCTTAGTGCACCGTTATCCATTCTCTCGGCTCCTACGCCAAATATATTGCGTTTTATGAACTTATCCACGCCCAGATCCATGCCAAACATATCACCGAACATAGCTATGTTGGATAATGACAATATGCCGACGTTTGCGGCGAATACGGCGTTAGCGGCATTGGCATTGTCAGCCCTGAACCTCATAAGCTCCTCATACGGGACTTCCCTCCCGTAAGCGTTACGATAAGATTGCCTGAAATTCTCCTCGGCCTCCATCAACATACTTCTGGCTTCCACTGAAGCTTCCCATGAGGTAGACGTACCAAGAAATAGGGCGGCATCCAGCCCCTTGCCTACCCTCTGCCCTATACGGGCGGCCCTAAGGTAAGCTCCGAATGCTTTCTTGGTATCCGAAGCCGCTTTGCCTATCCTAGCCAAAGCCACGCCTGCCCTAGCTCCCGTACGAGCTAAGTTCATCAATCCAGCACCGGAATATACAGCTGATGATAACATGGCACCAGCGGTAAAAGCAAGACCGGATAAGAAATCGTTAGACCAGAAATTAGCCGTAGTCATGCTCTGAAGAAAATTCATATCCCGCTCCTCTCGATTGTAATAATGAGCTAGACCATAATCCATTTTCTTATCCTGATCATCCAGCCATCTCGTGAAATCGTTATCAAATACGGCGTTAAAATTACCTCTGGATACACCGGCGTAAATACCATAAAAAGGCTGGATAACGCCGCCTAATCCGTATAAAGCAGTCTTACCCGCCAGCTTACCCAATCCTCTCACCCATTTCTCGGTCCTACCTTGGCTCCTAGATAGACGCGTGTCGTTATCTACGCCTGGAATATAAGACTCGTATTTAGGTATCCAAGTACCGCTACTGAGTCGATATCTTGAATCCTCCAACGATATCTCCGGACCTGTAAGGTTAAACCTACCCTTATAGCTTTGGTCAGATGCCATATATCCCAATGGGGACATATGCTTTATATCATCATAATAATTTGTCTTAACGGTATTCTTAATCCTTTCCGACAATGATGGTATCTGCGACTTTGATCTCTCCGAAGCAGAGTACGGATCAAGCACGGGAGGCAAATCACGATCCGGTATATCGTAGGTATTCGTACCAATGGCTCTAGTGGCATCAACACCCATTGTAGGATAGCCATATCTTTCGGCCAATTTCTTTCCATCAGGAACGTTATTACCGATTTCCATTATTTCCATTATTTCCACTATTTCTGTTTTTTATCTCTTGATCAATGATACTGGCTATAGGGGAGATGAAACTCTCGAAGTCATCGGTAGTCGATCTGCCCTCACTCCTCCAATACACCTCATTTTCCTTACTAAGTATCTGTTGCCACGCCATAGTCAAATAATACTGAGGACAAAAATCAATCTTTCTGGCTACTTCGTCAGCGTAAGCTACGCCATCTAGGTCTATAGAATACAACGGGGTATCTCCCTTACTGGCTTTCCCCTTACCATATATATCCACATTTATGCCAGAAGATCCATTATTGTACTTATATCCTGAAGCCCTTAACTCGTACATGGAAGCGTTATCAAACAACACGTCAGTAGCGATCATCATCTGATTCTTCCTGATATTACCGTCATTTATATTCGTAAACATATCTATATAAGGCATTGTCATATCTTTGGCCCCGCTGGCGTAAGCGAATGGAGCCACCTGCAATGACTTAGCCATCTTCCCATAAGCGTTATCACTTGAATTGGCGAACGATATAGATACAACACCAGAGTCGTAGGTCTCGGATGGAATATTTACATCCTCTTTATAGAAAGCAAGGTCATTGGCAGCCAGATCAGCCTCGCTTACCTCAATAACGGATCTACCATCACCTCCATTATTGCCAATGATCTGATACTTACCATCACCTATAGGGGATATGGTAAACGTTATCTTCGTATTGGCATCATCCTTATCCTTAGGAATAAAACCACCACCACGGGTAAATAGGTCACTAATCTTTATATAATCATACTCGGCTTTGCTTTTAGACGGATAATCACCGGAAAAGATATACTCACGCTCGGCGTACTCATGACGATATTGCCTTAAATAATCCTCGCCAGCACGCTTTGCGTCATCATTTAACCTACCCAAATCTCCACGGCTCCATTTATGCCTTAATAAATCATTTCTTTCCTTATGCGCTTCGTCATATATAGCGGTAGCGACAGCGATCGCTCTATTATCCCCAGCAAACCTGTCTTTTATTTCCTCGATATGCCTATTCTTGTTAGCCCCAGATACGGCAAGAGACATTATAGATTCAATATCATCAAGCGACAAAGACGTTCCCATAAGATCATTCAAACGATCCATAATAATACTTGACTGACCTGAATCTACCGATACGTATGGAGCTTCCCCTTGAATATTACTATTAACAACGTTTATATTATCATTTAGCAAAGAACTATAAGCAGATAGCTTAGCCCAATCGTCTAATGTTATATCGTTTATGCCATCTATATCAAAAACCTTATCACCATTATTGTTGATATCCCCAAGATTGAATGTGCCAAATCCGTAACTAATGTCTATACCTGATCCTTCATACGATCTAGCCTCTTTCTCAATTATAGCATCAACACCATCCAAAACAGTATTCTCAGCCTTATTGAAACCCTCATTAATCTTACTATACTTATTCCTTTGGTTATTTAACCCAAGAAGCTTTATATAACTATCCTTTCCATTATAATCAAGAAGTGTATTCGTAGATCCACCATTAGCCTTAAAATAAGTCATGATAACCTGACCCCTATCCATATCCTTGACCACATTACTATTCTCAGGATCAGATGCCCATGCGTCGATCTTCCTCTTGGCATCGTCTGATAGAGACTTTACAAAATTCTCCATGCCTGTATTCACCGCCTTTTCATTGGCTATAAATCCATTCATGAACTCATCGCTTATATTCACATCTTCAAGATTGGCACTCTTCGTAACCACGGTGGGACCGGTCATGTCATCGCCCCCACCATTTCCATTCTCCGATTTACCTGATTTACTAGCTCTTATCAAAGCGGATTTCTCCATGGCTAGATTATGCCTTTTTGTCTCATTGAACTTAGCCCTCTCCATCATCTGTTGATTAGCCTTGAAATAATAATCATCAACACCAAGCGTCTCGTATGAGTTATTATAAGACCATCGTAACCCCACGCCACGAAGGAACTGCTGCCTCACCATGAACATGCCGGCCCGCTCCGGACTGTAGTTGCTGCCGATAACGCCCTCAGCCTCCTCCACGAAATCATTTTTCTGCTTGGTGATATCCGCCAGCTCTGACTCCAACCTAGCCTTTTTGACCTTATCATTGCCAACGCCCTTTAGCTTTGCCCGTATAGATTCTTCCTTGGCACTAAAATCATCAATATACCCTTTAAGGAAATCAGAGGTACTCTGGACATTGAATAGGTCAGAATTCGTCCTAGCCATATACCTACCCTCTAGTTGCATCTGAGCTTTGCCGTTCTCTGATATGGAAGCCATGGCTATATCCCTGACTTGAGCATAGCTCATTTCATCTATATACATCTCACGCATCTCCCCCGTCCTGTTACCATTGGCATCAATCACCGGCACATTGACTTTCTTTCCCTTATTAAGGGAGATGAAGTTCTTCATCTTCTCATCAACCTCAGCGTGATAATCCGTATAAGGAGTATAATGTATAGGATTAAGACGTGTCCCTACCTGACCGTCATTCATCCATGCCACGGCATCGGCGAAAGCCTCAGCCTCGTTTATAGGACTATACATCTTAGGATTATTCAATTTCATATCCTCCATCTTCTCACTAAACGACCGGATCTCCCTAGTGCCGGCAATGGCATTCAACACACGGGTATCCAGAGCCTCCCCAAGACGAGCCTGTATACTTCTGGCTATACCATCAGAAGCCAAATTAGATTTACGATACACGTTATTCACATCCTGTATCAATCCATTTAACCTATTCTGAAGATATTCCCTATCCTGAGGTTTTATAATGTCAGAATTGATAATATAATCAGCATACTCGTTTATAGCCTGCCGATTGGTATCTATCTTCTGCTGCATGTATCCCATACCCTGCATCATGACATCCATGTTGTAGGGTGATACGTACTTGCCGTAATTCCTTAATATACTATATTGTGAAGCCATCCTTTATCCTTTCTTGCCTTTAGTTACTTCCTGAGCGGGATATAATCTCCTATAACTCAATATATCTCCTTGAGGATCAGCGATCAGCTGCCCATTAGGACCGATCTTTACATCCCCGAATATAGATCTTAATGTATTCATGGTCGTAGCCGTATTCCACTTCTGCTGAATCTCATCATTGACGCTATCGAAATACCTAGCCCAGTTCTCGTCATTTATAGCCAATCCTTGTAGTATCCGTTGCTGGTAAGCTTGGCGTTGAGCTATATTCTTATCATAAGTATTAGCCCATGACTGAGCGTTGACATTATCAGCCCAAGTCCTTTGAGCCACATTCCCTTGTTCTACCTCATTTATATACTTACCTATATTGGAACTCATGATAGCCTGTAAATTGGAAGATAAAGCCCCTCTCTGGGAATCCGGGACATTACCCATCTGATCCAATTGTGATTGGAAAGCACGATTAGCCTCAACCATATACTGATCAGCCGATCTCAACACCGGGTCCACGGTAGGAGCGTAATGTCTTTCCAGACCTTCCGTTGTCACGGCTCCCGGAGTCATCCTGAACACCTCAGGAAAGTCAAGACCACCACCTACTATATTCCTGCCTCCATTGCCGCCGTTCGACTTACCGGCATTTGTGTTGGTTTTAGGAAGTGTATTAGGATCAATCAGCTCAGGCATATCCAGCTTAACATCAGGATCCTCCACATCACCTATATCCATAGGACCGGGAGCCACCTTATGCGGGTCAAGTATAAAATCAAGACCTTCCATGCCTTTCATGGATCTTAACGCCTGCATCTTAAGCATATCCTCCCCAAGGATCTTATTAACAATATCTTTATTCTTGTCAGAAAACAGTTGACTGAAATGAGTGATACCAGCGTCGTTAAGAGCTTTATGCTGTTCCTCTGTAACAACATCCAGACCGATCATAGGACGAGATGAGGAATATTGACCAAACTTATTGTCTCTCATCCTATCATGATATGAGGCTTTCTTATCTTCCGGGTAATTACCTTGGCTATCCTCGCCTCCAAAGGAAACGAGTGTCGTATAATCCCGAAGCGCCTCTGCGTTGGCGATGATCGGGTTCTCCGCCGTGGCCAAGCCCATCCACCCACCAGTAGTGCTGTATATAGCATCCTGAAGAGCCTTGGCGGCAGTAGCCTTCGGAGCGCTCATATAAGCATCATAAGCCAAAGGCATGAACGTCTTATAATACTCCAGCCTCTCATCGGTATTAATACCGCCATAGGAACCATCCTGACCCTGACGTTGATACCCGAACGTGTTATCCTTATTATTGTACTTGTTCTCTACAGGACGGAAAGTAAGTAGGTAATCGAATAAAGAACTACCACCTTTCTCCATCTTCTGACGAATACCAGCCACTTTCTTAAGCAATTCTTTCTTAGCATCGGCTATATCCTCCTCCGTAAGACCGTATTCTTTCATGGATCTGGATATGATGTTATCTATCTCACCACCCTTAGCGAAATACGTATCCTCATCCTTCTTCATCTTCCGGTCTTCCTGCTCCTTGTATATGACATTAGCGAAGTCCGTAAACCTTCCCTCTAAGCCATTAACGGTATCGTTACTATCATTTATAGCCTTAGATAATACGGAGGCGTTTAAACGCCTTGTATTCTCGTCATCTATCTTATCGTTTTTCTTCAGCTTCTCCAGCGCCTTTTTCTGATCATCGTAAGCCGATTTAAGACCGATCTTAGCCTTATACCTATCCATTAATGTGGCATACGTATCCTTCGGCGTAGCCTTAATACCATACGTATCTCTAATGTATTTAGCGAAATCCGACTCTATGGTGGTATCATCGGTAATAACCTTCGTACCTTCCTCCAAGGAAACGGGGGTTCCCCCATCGGCGTGCTTCTGCCCCATAGCCTCCATTGGCGCCTCTCCGGGCTGCTCCACGTACTCGCCCTTCTCGACCTCTACGTTGGCTTGATCTTCCATCGACTTAGGTAACGGATACAGGTACTCACCGGTAAGGCTTCCGCTATCGAACCTATTATTAGGCCCTAGATAAACACCCCCACCATCCTTGTACTGCATCTGGGATTGCCTTCTTTGCCTAGCCTCACGCTCCTGAGCCAACCTGATATTAGTACGAGTACCTTTCTCTGACGCTATCCCAGAAACCACGTTACGAGCCAACCCCATGATACCACTAATTCCTGAGGCTATGGTGGTTATCGTATTAGCTGTTTTAGCCCCGGTGGATAAATCTCCATATCCCTCGCTTCTCATACGCCCTATACCACGACCCATCTGAGTGAATCTAGACCCTATATCATCAGCGCCATAGTAAGGTATGGTGGTAAAGTCAAAAACATCCGTACTGCCAGACTCGTCAACCTTCTTATTGCTGTCAACGATAGCGTTCAAATCACTTGTATCAATGGTATTAATATCAGGCTGCTGAATATCAAATCCTATCTGGGTAGACGAAACCAAAGGCTCCACTCCAATACCCTGAAGACCAACAACATTACCGGGCATAATAGGGGTGACTTCCCCAGCCTCTTGATATTTAGGTATCTTTCTCTTGATTACATACTTGCTCATATCAAATTAATTTCGTTCTGATACAAAGATAGTTTAAAAAAATACAGACTCACCATTTGACAATGATGAGTCTCTCAACAAATATTATTATGCACAAAATTTAAATATAATATTATATGATATTATGATTTACTAACGCATTGTAAATGATATCATCTATTTCTCCATTATTTAAACATTCCAATGCTCTTTTCCTTATTTCATCCATCTTTGATTTCTTATAAGCGTCATATGCCTCTTCTTTAGTATCATACGTACCTATATTAACCCGTCCCCTATCCAATGTCGATAAACTAGCCCTATATCTACTACCCCTAAGAACAACACCAGTAGGGCAATCCCTAATTCTAATCCTCTTATAAGTCAACAATGAATTTAAGTGATGTGGAACAAAACAGCATGTATTTGGACTATATATTTTAGATGCGCCACTAAGTATATCTTTATCCAATTCATATCCATCCTTATAATTAACATCAAACCATTTTTTAAACTTGCTAAAATACAACCAATCATCACAAACCTTAACCCCCACATAAGTAGGTCTTCTTTTCTGTTCTCTTTCAGAATAACATCTAGCTAACATTTTATTCCATATTTCATAAGCTAATGTTTTCTCCATCCCAATCATATCATTTATTCCAACCCCATACTTTATACTCTTGCTTTTATCCGCTTTACATTTAGGGCATCCTACTCCCCTAATGTGATTAAATGGAAGCTGGTAAAAAGAACCATGTATAGGGCATATTATCTCTATTGGTATTCTAGCCCCCAAATAGTTAGATTTACTATAATCATATCTTTCTCCATGACATGACATAGCTCTATCAACAAAAACACTTTTCTTTGACTCCATTCTTTTAGATCCCCCTATCCATTTACTACATTCGGGACAACCTTGGCCATTCAAATGATTGTATGGTCTTTGGGTAAAAACACCATGATCTTTACATATTATTTTCACTGGAGTTCTGTTATTGACATAATCCACTAATGAATAATCATACAAACCATTATGTATCTTTAACGATCTTTTTATAAAATCATCTTTATCCAATTTTTTCATACAAACTTTTTGCCAAATATAACAAAACATTTACAAACTACAAAAGGCTATAACAGAAATAACGTCAATCATTATATCTACTCATGCCTTTTATGTTAAGGCTTAACCCCGGTATCATATTAAGCACCAACTGCCTTTTCGCCTGTTCCTTACGCATACGCTCGGCTTCCGCTATCTGGGCTTCTGATTTGGGATCGTTCTTGATATTATTAGCTATATCCTCTATAGCCTTCTTGTTGGCTCCAGATTGAGCTAGCATCCTATACAACAGGTCTTGACCTTCTTTTTCCCACCAGCTATCCATGGCAGGATGGGAAGCCAAAGAAGGATCGGCAGGGGCTACCGTCTCAGGTACGGACTGCTGACCTCCGTCCCCCGTGCCCGAATCCCGCTGTCCGAACTCGTATCTCATTGGCTCGTTCTCCGGGACACCATACCTATTAGCGAACATATCAGCGAACTCAAATCTCTTCTCATTTCTCAAGGTCGATCCAAGAGGCCTACCGTATCCTTGATTCCATGCCACGGTAGCGTCCTTATAATTCGTGGCGTTATCAAAATCAGCCTTCGAATACATATAGTAATTATATATATTGCCTTGAGCGTCCTTATCAAAGAACTTGCCTTGATTGATGTAATTCCAACCTAACCCCGGAACCTTTCCTTGATACTCATCCACGAGATAATCCAACTGCTGTGTCAATGTCGGTTTCTTTCCATACCTGCGCTGTAGCTCTTTCTTCCTCGGCCCAAGCCATTGCTGGATACCAAAGTCACCAGCGGGTCCTAGGGCTTCGGTGTCCCCTCCGGACTCGGCGGCGATGTTCGACAGGATGCCGATAGCTTGCGTTTGTGGTATCCCCTTCTTTTCTGTCAGATAGTCCCATATCTCATCATACACAGCCATCTTACTATCCTCTGATCTACTAGGATCAATAACGTATTTGCCAGCCCCATAATCTCGTTCTATATTTACCGGACCTCCATCTTTCTTGTCCTCCAACTTATTCTTGGACGTAATGGCATTACGGATAAGAGCATCCCTTCCACTTTCCGGAAGAGGATTTCGATCCTCAAACGACCCTCTCTCCTCAAACTTATCACCTATAGCGTCTAATGTCTTAGTGACTATATTGACTGGGAACTCTTGATCATTACTATAAAAATCATATACATCGTAAACACCTAACCTTCCATCCGGACGTCTATAAATAGTAAAATTACCAAACCCTGATAACGGGGTAAGATCACCAGCAGCTTCGGGGTAAAAATCATACTCAGAAAAAACCGTAGGCTTTCCGGATCTTACCGAATTACGATTCTTCTCAAAGATATCTACCCATTCTCTAGACTTTTTCAAAAGCTTCAGCCTACCATAAGCATCATCTGTAGCCGGCTTATCAGAGCCATATATTTCTTGCTCCGTATCACGAATCTTTTTATCTAGCCTCTTTATCTCATCCTTAGTGTCACGATTGAACATCTTCTCAATATCAGTAATGACATTATCAGGAATCCTTATCTCCTTGCTATTTCCATCAAGACTATTAGGCTGGGATAAGAATCTACCCCATAGCTGTTCGCTATATTCATCAACATTAGCTTTGCCATTTCTTCCGTATATAAATTCCTTAACCTTATCGGGAAGACTGGCATTTGAGGCTACCACATCAGGCGTTACATTCTTATACAACCTCCTTCTTACGGCGTTACCTATGATGTCTTTTAAATACAAAGCTCTATCAGATACATCTTGTCTTACATACATAGGATCATTACCAGTAGGACCTCCTTCGGCTTTCCGCTCAATTTTCTCTCCCCATAACCCATATTTCTCCCTAGGCCATATGCCATCTATGGCATCCACATAACCAACGGGATGCTCCCCGTCCAGACGCCGGTTCCGTCGCTCGTCCGCAGGGTACAGGGCGTTGGCCAACGGCTGCGTGATATAACCCAACTCCTTATCTTTGGATCTCGACATAGCGTCCACCACAGTCTGATATATAGGTCTTAATTTCTCAGGCAAATATAACCCCGCCTCATCAACCAGCTCGCCTATCTTCTTATTTATACCCCTAATGCTGAAATTATAATTACCCATGCCATTATTCAACGGAGACAACGCACCTCTTATCCCATTCATACCCTTAACAGCGGATCCTCCACTAAGGATATCAAACTCCGGGGATACGTTCTTTAAAGGACTATCATCCATACCCCTGAAATACATGGGACGCTCACCTCTTACAACACGATCAAGATCTTCCTTATACAAATCCTTTATCCATGAAGGGATTTCCTCTTTCTTATCTTTCTTAGCCATAAATAACGTTTTCTACAAAGATAGGTATAATCAGATGCGGATTAAAACATTAGGCGGGTACATGACTCATATCACCTACCCGCCTACGCTTTTCAATGCATGTGATAAGCCGCTAGAGCTTTCTTAGCCGAATCCCTCGACCTGTACTTAGCCGGCCATAACTTTCCGGTCTTGTTACTAACCACTCTCCAGTCACTTCCTACTTTCTTTATGCACCCCGACTTGGGACACTTGCCTGAGTTCTTGGTAACCTTCCTTTTTTGAATCATAACATTAAATTTTTGTTACGGTTATATTATAATTACTCGAATTTATTACTACTTGTTTCAACTCAATATTCGAAAAATCAACCATAACCAAGGATATATTACCATACAAAAAATTAGTTATAACATCACTTGTAAAAGCGGCTACATCGCCACCCATTTCGACTTTATAATACACATACATATGCTGTTTATTAATAATACAGCTTTTTATCTTATCGAAACCTTCCTTGGTAGTATTTTTCTTAAAATCAATTCCTTCTAAAATATAACTTGAGATATCCACTCCAGAAGAACCTATCTCCTTATAAGTCCCATCATCCATCAAGGCCTTATCACCCTTACCTTTCATCTTAAGATGAAGTTGATTATCAAAATCTATATCCTCTTCAGTATTTTTCAAAGAATTTACAAGAACTATCTCGGAACCATCTGATGCAGCAACATTTGAATTAGAATGAATATATCCAACACTTAGATTAGGATAAACAGAAATAGATATATCCATAAGTCCCATACCAAGAATGATATTTGAACCGCTGATGTAAATAGTGATACAATCATTCCTTTGATCATTAAAAACCATCAAATCATTGATAAGAAATTCACCTACCAATTCCACAAAAGAATCGCTAGGTTTTATCATCCTGATATTAGACGTAGGGTTACTACCAAACAACGATTTTATAGTATTATACTGATCTTGGGTTAAAGTAGAAGGTTGATTGGACGCTAGATGAAAAACAGTATCTAAAAACGCATTCTCAATATCACCCCTAGCTTGCACCTCCTTATATTTCCCATTATCCATCAAAGCCTTGGTCCCTGTACCGGCCGTAGAGAAGTTGATGCCCCTGTTATCTCCGACTGGGTCACCACCAATCGTTAAGGATATGTCCTTAGTTTGGTTAGATACCGATTGTACGGTATGACTGGTGACAATGGACGTATGGGTAAGGTCGCTGGATATATTGATCATTACATGATAAGATACAATGACCCCAGCTCCCGTATTGCATCCAGAGCGCAACATGGCTTGAATATTCCCGGATGAATCCTTAATTAATATCAAGTCCCCAACCCCATACGTCGATGATGCTCCGGATAAAAGATATTGAATTGGTATATCAACCTCACATTTAGAAGCTATTATATCATATTTCGCTTTGGTAAGGGTAAATTCCTTATCAAAGCCCAAATTAAATAATATAGTTCTAAAATCATCCTCGCTATCGAGATTATCGCCCAAGAAGCCCGGCTCATGAACATCTATATCCTGCCATGTGCCGTCACCACGAAGAAAGGCTGTACGCTTCTCCGCGGCGGGAGCCGGCACCAATCCCGCAGCGCCAGCCCCGGACGCCGTGGCGCCAACCATATCCTTGACCTTATCAAGCCTGCTGTTTATTTGATTACCATCATACTTACCTTGAAAATCTTCCATATAAACAAATTATTAAAATTTATTGTATTTCAATATTAAATAAAACAAATTGTCAATCACAATATTCATTGTGATAAAAATCAACCAGTTTCAACGGAAATCAAACCATAACTGATATCATTTGAAAGTATAAAAGGGGAATGATAAACACCCTCCCCTATATGTTAATAAATCAAGGTGATTATATGCCTTTTTACACTAAAATCGTAAAATGGTATATATCTATACAGAAATCCGTACCGGGTTCCACCAAAACCCTCTACCTTCTGGTAAGGTACTTACATCGAAGGCTTCTTTTGCCGATTTTCTAATGATGTTAAATGCAGCGTTGATATCGGCGTTAATAATATTGTCGGAAGATGTCTTGAATAATCCTCGTTTGATACGTCTTCCGACATATTCCTCATGCTTACGAATCTGCTCGTTATCCAAGAAACTACATTTTGAGGTATAGGATTCCTCAACGATCTTAACATTGATTCCCTCAAGTGTAGCCTTATATGATATCATTGAGATAAACATATTAAAAGGAATAGAAACAAAGTTCTGGTTGTTTCGCTTTCCGATATTGATCTCTTGTTTCCAGCATTTGTTGTGACCGATTACGATCGTATTAATGCCATTGGAGACTACATGATTAATCAATACCCTACTAGCTTTATGCAGATAATCCTTGATCTTGTTATTCCTTTTGTTGGTTAACGATCTTATTTGTCTTGATACTTGTTTATTACCTTTTAATTTAGATTTTAAATATGCTAATCTTTTATTATAATACTGGTTGATAGATTTTAGAGGCTTACCGTTGATGATAAAGCAAGAACCGGTATTTGATACACAAGACGCTAAATTGTTAAGTCCAAGATCAATACCAAGATAATTTCCGTTATCATACATAAGACCTTTCTCTTTCTTATTATACACAATCTCAAACATAATATATCCATTCTTAGGGATAAACCTAAGTTGTTGGACATTTTGTTTATTAGTCCTTATGGTAAAAGAGAATTGTTTTGGTAACTTAATAATACCTTGTTTTATCCATTTCTGAGAAAAGGCTGTTGTCGGGAAAACAGCCATAAACATCCCATCTTTATCAAGATACTTAGGTATTCTTACTTTCTCAGAATACTCACCTCTACCCTTCTTGTTAAGAAGATTGAAGAAGGATTTGAAATTCTGGTCGACCATCATCAATACCTGTTGGGCTACAGATGATGGTAAAGCACGATAGTCTACATCGTTTTCTGTTCTTAGCTTCTTTTCAAGAGAATAGTAGTTGAGGTATTTATATTTAACGGTATTATCATCATTATACTGGAAATAATATTGACGAACGACATATAAACCTTTGTTGTATAAGTTTTTACACTTATGCAACAGGTCTTGAAGCTCATTGTAATATACCGAGCTTCGCTTGATTATATGTTGTTCGACTAATCTCATGACACATATATATAGATTATTATTTATACATAAAAATAATTCGGTACATTTGTGGTGTAAAGTTGTATATAATCACCTAAATCAATAAACTTTCTCCTCATTGCTAAACCAACGCACTATCATCTTGAACCGACTCTCAATGTCATTCACGAACCTTGCCAAGAACCAATCGCCACGAAGACGATCACGCCACCTCCGATGATAATCGACAGCCCTGGGGTCGATCTCCCGGCCAATATCGTTCACGTCCTTAACCCATACCGGTAGGTTATTAGTATCGTCCTTAACCTCGTTGAAGTAGTCGTTGATATTGATCTTCTGGTCTACTTCCGTCACCAGTATATCACGGCTATCGTCGTTAGTTATAGGATATCTTAGGCGCTGGCTCATGTCGTTCTTATCGGCGATGGTCATCCTAAGCTCTCCACTGTTGTTGGTATCGTTATAGAACCATGCCTTATTAAATCCAGTTGTTCTTCTAACCTGATAATTAACCTCATCCTGATACCTTCTGGCATCCATCCGATATTGGTAGTTCGTAAGGATCTTATTCACATACTGCTCACGGACAGGTACCTCTATGACGAACGGATATAGCTTACCATAAAATACCTGATACGATTGATTGGTTAAGCCATGAGACCACAATCCCACTTCCCGACTATCACTAGAATAGTTCTTACCAGACTGGAAATAATGCTGGTGCTCGATATAATAGTCAGGGGTGTATGATAGATATGATTTCCACTCACCCTTCAAACAATTATATCCAACGGTAAAGGAGACATCCGTGAAATGGCTGGTGTCCGAAAGCTCCACCGCCTGCCCGTTCCTGTAGAACCGGCCTCTCCTGAATTGGTACTCGCTTGGATTCCCTACCGGTATGTAATCCCTCTTGGTTATCAATACCCTCTTGAAACGATTATCCCAACCCATGGACAGACCTATACCAAAGAACTTGTTATCGATATCATAATAAGACAGCTCAGCATCCGTATCGGCGTTATATATCCGGCTACGGATGATCTTCATCTGAAGATGTTCCTTAAACCAGTTTCTAAGCCCCGGTGTGACCTCCGTAAGATTCCTGCCATTAGAATCTACCTTGAATACCTGACCACGCCTTAAATCGACCCAAAAATGACCAAACTCACAACTGACCATATCCCGGCTCTGGGTTCCGGAATATCCTAACGTCGTATTATTATACTCGATACCACGAGAGGCAAAAAGACCACCTGTACCTAGCTCACTATTCTCCGGGGATATTCTCTCCGCCAACACGTCTATAGCGTTGTACAACCCTACCTGATTCTCGAAGCGGGCTAATATCTGATCCGACTCTATCCCCTTCATGCTTATGAGTTTCCCAAATGAGGTCTTGAACTCATGGTAATCCATAGGCTTGTACGACAGCCAAGGATCGGTCATGCCGTTCTCCGAAACGTCGGCGGTGCTCCATATGACGCCGTTGGGTCTTTGGTAGGCGCAGTCCCAAAAATTGCTATCATACGTCTCTGGTAATGACCTTCCGCCTAGCGTAAAACGATTCTTGTACACAGGACTCATCTTAAACACATTATCCCTTGATATAGGGACATTACGCTCTTGGGTCCATGATATATAATCCCCTACTTCTGGATAGAAACCCTCATAAGGCTCAGGCCCAGCTATACGGAAATTACAATTAATCTCAGACTCCACTAGAAACTGAGGTATGCCGTAAAAATACAGAAAGAAACGACCACTAAGATACATATCCCCGGTCTCGCAAGCCATCTCATAAGCACTCTTACGGCTAGGGAACGAATATAGCGATCCAGTATCTGTGTCAGTCTTATTAAGATAATCCTCCCCGGTATCATAATTAACAAAATAACGTGGATACCCGATATTCCTATAGTCATAATAAGGGAATGGTATCATATCTCCCTGACCAAACTGGGTCAAGTAAAACATAGGCATTTTTCTTTTAAGCGAGAATCTGGATATAAACACATCACCTCCAAAAACAGGTTTACGCTTATCCTCATCCATCAACCCGCAACCACCTAACGATACCCATCTGATATCCTCTATCTGCCCGTATTGAGCCGGAGAATATTTCTTTATCCTCATATAAGGGCAAGACACAAAAGATTCACGTGTCATAAAATGAGGCGTCATACCAGCCACCTCATCGTTACGAATATTACACTCATCCTGAATACGGCTGGTATCATAACTTGAAACCAACTCCGGATATTCAAGCATATACTTATCCATACCAAATGACATGAACAACGAATGCTCACGATCGAGATTATTTACAACTATAGGCTTACCGCCTACTACTTTCCCTTGTGATGAGATATCCGTTACCGGATACAATCCGCTTTTAATATACTTAGCCGTAGATAATCCACGCAACTCTGATGCCCCTGTTTTTTGGTAAAATAGATTATAATGAGCGACAGAAGTATAATAATAAGCGTAATTCCATCTAGGTCCCCTATCTATCAAGGCCGTTAACCACTGATACCTGTACTTCCCTATATCCACGACAGACTGGGAGGTAGCCTTGGCGATACCTGTAGCCAGACGGATAGCCGTCAGAGCTATACCCACCGGGTTGGCCAAAAACATCACGCCTCCACCGACATATTGCTGTGAAGCCGACTGATATATATACTCAGCTATAGCGGATATTAAATTAGCCATAGCCTCCACCGTAGCCAATGACGTTGCCATACTATAAGCCTTACTTCCTAATATCGTCCATTTAGGGTGATCCTCCACCTCCCTGAATATACCAGAGGATTTACCTAATTGATAACCATCAACAAGGCACTCAGTGGGAGCATCAGGCTTGTTGAAGGCAATATCAGGGCTTAAGAATGAATACCAGATATTACCCTTCCTATTAAACGGATGCGTTATAAAATTCTCACGATTAATATCCTTATAAATATACATATCATCAGACAAATCGTTGTAAGGATAATTAGGATAAAGGTTAGCCGATCCGTCGGGATCATCGTACTTAAACATATCATAAGCCAGACCTGTACCAATAACACTCTTATCCAAGGCCCTATCTCCACGATATAGCTCGTATCCGATTATAGAGTCACGTCTAGCCTTATCTATAAGACCATTCTCTACCGCTATATCCAGAAACTCATTAACGATATCGTCATCAAGCATCACCCCCATAGGATAAATATAGGAGTCAACTCCATATTGACCGGTCAGTTGAGACGGATTACCCATAAAAGGAGCGACAGAGTTATCAGGGAACTTGTAATGACGTATAGGTTTCTGACAAAATGTGGTTGACGTATTGGGGTACTCAGCGTTATCCCCATTACCGGTGAAATAAGACTTACCCTCAACGGATTTAGGAGACCCATAGTATTTCGTCAAAGAATCTATTATATCCTTCCTCTTTGATCCTCCCGATGATATCCCGATCTTACTTGAATCATACAACTCAAAATTAGCCGGATACTTATTGGTAGACTCCCAATATCCGAAATCACCATACTGATATGGTCTGGGAGCACAATCAGCGGGTTTATCTCCACATGAGATACATTTCGCCTCATAGGTAACAAATCTTCTTAATTTCAATTCTTTCGTGAAGAAGAATACGTATTTCACCTCCAGTGGCCGAATGCCAAAACAGAACGGGGCGGGGAAGATGGCGGTGCCGGCCGTATAGAATCCGGCAAGCTCCTTCATGTCCTGCCTCATGGCGAAACCGGTGAAGAACACGCATACCGCAGGCTCGATGCAAACATATATCTTATGGAAAGTAGTCTTGTCATCATTCCAGAACAAGTACTTTGGCATCATAAATATCTTATGATCCACGTAATTCACTATAACACCTTTCTTGGCATCATTAGCCAAAGGATTAGGAGCCACGGTACCTTCCTTGTCCGAGAAAAACGTTATACGAACCTTATTGTATGATGATGAGTCGCCGATCGGATAATTATAGTTACCCATCATCTCTATGTACATAATACCGTTATCAGGATCGGATAAACCACTTATGTATTTCTCGTAATCCAACTCCACCCATCTGGCGTATGAGGATACATGTGGATAGAACTTGAAATAAGTCAAGTTGCTTCTACCGAACCAATTGGTCTTGGCGTCAATATCATTCTGCACAGACACACGATCTTCCCAATCAGTAGATATACCGGTATTGAACTTAGAGTTATCACCATCACCAAAAAGACACATGGCGTTCTCAATACCAAACTGACTCTCATATTGAGGGAAGTACTTTTTCATTGAATCCATCAATATATCAAGCATAGTCTCGGTATGCTTCTTGCCTTCCCATCCATCGCCTTGGAATAAAAACGTACATTTACCCAATGACCTACCTCCTTGGAACGTTGGCAGTTGCACATCGTTAATAGTAGGATTCACGTAAGGATCACCTACCGAACACCCATTAGTACATATACCCTCATCATATAACTGCCGGACATTAGACATATCCTGACACAAGACCAAGGCGGAGGAGTCTATATTAGACGGGAATTTATCCTCATCCTGACCATCCAGCCATTCCTGAACCAGATCTATGATATTCTTACCTCCACTGGAATAATTATCGAAATCACACAATACAGAGAACTTCCTTTGTGACTCGGCATTACTTTGTATTAATGTAGTAGGCTCGGTCTCCACATAATCACTAGCCAGCTTATATGTAAAATCAATCCTAGAATCCACCAAAGAGTTTTTATCCAATATAGTCCTGGTCTCTATCCTCTCGATATCGTCACATCCACTAGGGAAATCGGGAGCCTTTATACCATCTTGATCCTCAGGTAACGATATAGCCGCACATAACTCGTCAGTAATGCCTACATTGGATTCTATAAGATCACACAGATTCTCTATATTGTCAGCAATATAATCAATAGCATCATCTACCGTAACATCTTCCCCCATTGTGTTGATAACGAATTGGGTCTCTCCTACCGTGGCGTATTCCTGCTCTACATATCTGAGTTGCTTGACATCTAGCTGATTCTTGCATTCTCCTCCAAAACCATCAAATCCCCAAGACGGGTCGTTTATGATCTTTGCCGTATTCTTAAACTGCCAAAGATGACGGCGGCTGTTCCCTGCGCACTGCGGGTTGTTCTCCAGCACCGACGCAGCCGACAGGTCGTCAGAGTTACCGTCCTCATCAACGATAACCTCCATCTCCTCCCTTGTGGCCGGACGAGGGATAAGCGGGAACCTAGCCGTCCTGTATCCTGTGTTGGTAAAGAATCTTATTCCTAACGGATATACCTCATCACGCATGAATGAGGCGTATTTAGAACAAGCTACCCCATCCTTGTATAGATTCTCAGTGGCTATGGATGTCTGCCATTTAACAAAATGTCCCAAGAAGTTAACTACCGGCTGTAAATTCCATTCATTCTCAACAGTCAAACCATATTGAAGAAGACGATTACCTACGGAGGTCATTCCTCTAGCCGTCTTATATACCGGTATTTCCTTGGATAACTTCTCCATGGTCGTACGCTCGCTATACTGATCCGTAAGGTAATAGATGGTCCTTTCCGTTATCGGATGTATACCTTCTATGAAATACTCAAGAACCGGGCTTTGCTCACCATTAAACCCAACCGTGTTCTGTATAACACCTACCTTATAATGAGATACCTGCTTATCTATATTGGATACGGTAAGCCGGATACCCATGTTGGTTGATTTGCCCCATAAGCCATCACGAATGACTATATCCTGACGATCGAATATCATGATAGGATTGGTCAATGAGCAATACCCAGTCTTCTCTATCCCGAACTCATCGCACAACGCCACGCAAAACTGGTAGGTCCCGGCACGCAAGCTTCCCCCGAACTCCACGACCTCAGGCTCCACGCATGGGACCGTCAGCAGCGGGAATACCAGTAGCTTCTCGCAAGCCAGCCTACACCTCTCTATTGGCTTATTATCCCCACATGTCTTATATCCATGATAATGATACCAGAAGTCACCATCATCATCTGGATTAAGAGCCTTATCAACCATAACATATCGCTGGGGGTTATATCCATCAGTCCAGTATATCACCTTACCACACTTCTCATCCTTGATCTCTATATCAAAGATCGGGTGATGAATGGAAAAGTTAAGACAAGGGTCATCGATCCCATCCTCTATCAACACCTCCATCAAATCACATATCTCATCGAAACGACCATCCGACTCCTCAAGCCTCTCGCCAAGGATACGATGAATATCTTTCCCTGATCCCGCTAATTGATCCTCTACGGTCTTGACATAATCCAATGACCTCATGAACGTGACCTTAGAGGTGTTATTATCAGGATTCACCAGAAAGAAATAAGTGTTATCACCAGCTATATCATTCTTATACCCAATAACCTTATAGCCATCAAATCGCTTACATAAAAGGGTACTAGGCTCGTTCTGGATCTTAAGCTGGCTTCCATCGTCACCCTCTATGGTAGCGTTTAAGGCGAAACTGTACTCAGACGGGGATAGGTCCTGTGGATGCTTATCCCTGTTCATCCCGGAATCGGGAACCGCTATGTTAGAGTTATTTTGCACGATCTTATCTTTTTCGCAAATATAATAAATCCGCCAGATAATCACTTATGTGGCGGATTCTAATAAACCGTACGTATTATGCAAAACATTCAAATCGCACAAAAATAGAAAATCCTTCTGACTCTCACAAGCCAGAAGGAAAATCTAAACACTTTGCAACGTTTACCCCTAATGAAAATACAAAAACATAATAATTATGGATTTTTTCCCATGTAGCTTGATTGCTTATCGGCGTCCTCTACGGATATGTAGAAGAACCCGTTAGTCACGTATCTCTCATTGACATCCACAAAATCGGTAGATCCTTTGTCAATTCCTTTCTTCGATCCCTCGTCGCACACGGCCACCAGACTATTGAAATCATTGGAATAACCAACGACAACGCCATGTATGTCACGATTCCGAGGATCGAAAACATATCTCATCTTACATCTGTCATAAGCCAATTCCAGAGGACTTTTGTTTATCTTACCATCAAACCCCATACCTGTGGTCAAGGCGATAATGCTTCTTGATATATCGCTCATAGTAGTATCTTTTACCGGCACCTTAGGCATACAAGCACCCTCCATGACAAAATCCAACGCCTTGTCTAGAATCTCGTCAAAATCATCGTCTCGAACATAATCCTTGAACACCTCCAATATATACAACCGGACATGGAGTTCGTTATTTACATCATTTAAAGTTATCATGATCCTAGTTTTCGGCAAAGCTAGATTATTCCTATACAATAGAAGATCAAATATGTCATAAGTAAAGGACTAAAAAATAAAAAAAACTCTCCTATCCTCACGGACAAGAGAGCCGATGTGTTTATATTATGAAGAAAAATCTACTCGCCAATCCTTACAATGCAGTCACGAGATTCCTTGTTATAGATCATCGTACCTACCTTAGAATACAAGGTCTTTATATTTTGCCAATTATCCTCGCCGTGAGCGGATACGTTAGTAGGGGCGTCACCGGTATAAACCTCCTCACCTCCTATATTGACAAAATCATATCCACGTTTCTCCATAGAACCGCCCTTATATGCCGTGAACCTGATAGTGACATTACCTTTCTCACGACCACCATACCAGTTACCGTATATACTACACCTGATCTCAAGAGGTAATTTATCATAATTATCGCCATCCAACAACGGCCCCATCTGGATCAAGGCGGCCTCATTACCTGATTCCATGTTATCACCACCGTGGATAAGATAATCACCTACCCGCTCCTGCGTGGCCTGGTACTGTTTACTCCAACCAACCAGCTTGCCGTCCACGTCCGGAAGGCCGGTGTTATCGAAACCGGTAGCCGTGTCAAAGTCAATGCCGTCCTCGTCAGCCCAGATATACCTAAGCACTAGGTAGTCGAACTCCGGGATAATAACCACCGGGACCGACTCCTGCCTGCACACGAACGTCTTCTCCTCCTTGGTGCCTTCTTTTATAACTTTGTACGTAGCCTGACGTATCTCTCCAGTCTCATTGATATCAGCGGTAACCCTAACCTCAGCAGGACCAGTACCACTTGTCTTATCTAAATGTATCCAATCAGCCATATCATCATATTTTGTTAAATAAGTTTAATATACTTATCAAAAGCGTTGGGCCACATACGCTCATGAGACAGCATCCTCCTCCTGTTATCCTCAGCCAGCTCCCGATAATCATTCAAGGTAATCATCGACATCTTAAGCTCTTTCATGGCCCTAGCGAACTTACCCGGCTCCTGCTGAGCATATAATTTATAAGCATCACCAGCGCCTTGTATCAAGCCATTCACGGCGGCGTTCTCGAAGATCTTCATCTTGATATACGTCTCGACATAATCCTCAAGATAACCTAAATCCGTCTCAGGTATATATGGTAGACCATCCTCATCCTTAGGAGTAGCCCTGTACACAATATAAATAAATCCGTCAAAACCGGTATACATGGTATTACCGGATATAGTTATATCATAATTATCCCAAGCGTATTTATCCCGATACTTATCAGCAGCGCAATCACGCCTCAATCCACGACCTATAGATAACCTTACTGGGTGATGATAATGAAAACGAACCTCATGGGACCCGATATAAATCTTCTCCGTGATCGTCTTCTCAAACTCTTCCTTGCAACACTCGGTGCAGGAGTTCCAACGGAACCCACGCTCGGTGCGCTCGACCCAGCCGATCTCATGTTGGAGGTCAGCCTTAGCCTTGTCGCCGCCCGGGATCTCACAGACAAGAGGCTCACACCTATAGGCATCAAGCATATCGAAGAAATCGGAAGGTAATATCGCCTGTCTGTTGTTGGTCTTGACAACCGCCTCAGACATAATAGCTATAACACCTCCAAACCTTTTCAAGGCGACCTCAGCCCATCTATAAACAGACGAGGTATCTATAGCCCCGCTATCATCGTATTTATGTAAATCGGCCTTGATCTCGGCCAATAAGCCCTTTATTGTCATAACAAACTCTTTTGTACAAAGATAGACAATAGTATATATCACACAAAAAAGATCCGATCTATTCTCACGAACAAACCGAATCCGATCATAAAAACAAATATTACAACTTATACACCCATTTAACTCCAAATACCTTACTCTCCGATTCAACTTCCCGGTACAAAAACTTATATCTCCTACCTGATTCCATAGCCAACCTACATTCCTTATTCAACGCCGGAGAAATATAGAGATGGAAATACTTGTTCCGAGGCATAAAATCAATGCACGTATGAACATAAGAATATCCACCAGTTCCACGTCTGTTAATAGTACCGGTAAGCTTATTTAGATATATTTTACGGTTGGGATTGATCTTATGACACAGATAACCGATGTTGTTTATATAAACCCCACCCTCATTATCGAGGTACTTATCACGTATGACCTTCCATATCAAGGACTGACATTCAAGAATATCATTCTTGTCCACGATCGTATGTTTCCTTCTCTTACCGTTCTTAGACATAATAGATCTATAAAACCGAAGAAAGTACTGATCAAGTATTTTAAATGACTTTGTTTTCATAGTTGTAAATTTTATAGAAAAACATAGTAATTGCTATAAAATCCTAGACGCTTCATCGCAGCTCGTAACCTCGCTGCTCTGCGTCCGATTAGAGAGGATGTCAACTCCTACCCTCTGTATATTTATCGCAGCATTCAAATCCCTGTCAATTTGAGTGCCACAATTTTTACATTCAAAAACCCTATCCGATAAGGTTAAGTCTTCTTTCTTCCATCCGCATCTAGAACATGTCTTTGATGACGGGAAGAATCTGTCTATTACAATAAGCTTTTTCCCATACCAATCACATTTGTATTCCAACATGCTTCTGAACATCGAAAAACTTGTATCAGATATAGCTTTTGATAATTTATGATTTGACAACATCCCTGAGACATTCAAGTCCTCTATACAGATGACATCATAGTTATCAACAAGGAAAGTAGTTATATTATGCAAAAAGTAATTTCTTCTATTAGCAATCCTGTTGTGCAATCTTGCTATTCTTAGCCTATTCTTCCTGTACCTATTACTACCCTTCCTTTTTCTGCTTAAATATCTCTGAGCTTTAGCTATTTCAGATTGTTTCTCTCTGAAAAACTTTATATTATCAATTATAGTGTTATCAGATAACGTGGCAAAAGACTTCAGCCCTAAATCAACCCCTACTGATTTACCTGTTTTTGGCTTATGGCAAATGGCTACATCAATCGATATAGATACAAAATACTGATTGCAGCAATTTTTAGATACTGTACATGAAAGTATTTTTGAGTCATCCGGAATAATTCTATCAACTGACATTTTTACCCATCCTATTTTTTCTAACCTTATCTTATTCTCTTTAATTGAAAATTTCTGATTAGGAAGTCTATAAGACTGGTTCCTTGATTTCTTTTTGAAAGAAGGTCTATGTATTTTCTTCTTTCTTGTCTTTGAAAAGAATTGTTTGGAGGTTTCTTGAAAATCCCTTATCTTTTGCTGTATAGCTGCCGCAGAAACATCATTTAACCAAGGTTTGTCAGATATTAAATCAGATTTGGTAATTACCTTAGGTTTAGGATTATTTTCCTTATCATAAGAATTAAAAGACTCGACATTAGTATTCCAAATTACACGGATACATCCAAAGGTCTTAGAAAGCAATACTTCCTGAGACCTGCTGGGATATATCCTGTATTTGAAAGCTTTAATCATTATTCCCTAGCTCCTTGATAAGTTTTTCCGTATTCTTTTTACTTCTTCTTTGCCCATACAGTCTTGCCGTAAACGATGTTATTATTGAAACAAAATCCTTCATCAGGTCATCCCTGTCGTTATTTTGAGCATTAACAACTTCTATCGTCCTACCGTCAAGTTCTAATAACTTTTGTATATAATTCATTCCGAATCGACTAAACCTATCATAATGTTCAACAACTATCCTGGTTATTGATTTATCTAAAAGCATTGATTCAAGCTTCTTCCTATTGTCGTTCAACCCGCTCCCTATCTCGCAAACTACTTTATCAACCTTATATCCTTTTGCTGCGCAATAAGATAAAAGTCTTTCTTTTTGTCTTTCAAGATTTGATTTGTTCTCAGAAGAAGACACCCTGCAATAAACCGCTACTCTTTGCTCCTTATTTTCATCAATTACAACAAGTATATGGCCGTTTGGAGTCTTTTCATACTTCAAATTCCCTGATTTTATCCGATTCCATATAGTCCTATATGTAACCTTTTCTATTTTTGCGTATTGACTTATCTTTAATTTCATGACATAAATATAGAAACATTTCTATGATATTGCAATAAAATACCATGAAATTAATAAATTTTAATAATACAAGAAATTTATACACAAAAATACACCGCCTGCACCAAGGATGAGGCAAATAGGATAGCCGACAATAACCTCC